AGACTTCGCAGCGAGATTCTCGAAGCCTTGTCGCAGAATAACGTGGTCCCATTCCTGCATATACAAAGTAAGTTCCGTGGACCAACATCGGTGCATCTCCCCGAGAGGATCATCCGGCTGGTCTGTAATCCAAGTGGGCTTGTTGTTGTGGTGTCGGTGGGTAAGCGTCTCCAACAACACTTCAGACATCGCTACGTTGCGGGCTTTCTTCACCCCGAGCCGGATAACCAGGAGTTGAGGTGGATCGATTAGATCAACCAACGTGATGTACCGAGTCGAAACGGTAGCGGCATCTGGATCGAATAACTCACCACCCTTGAGGGCTACGGAAGCCAGCCAAGACGTGATGAGGTCTGCATCGGAGACAACCTTGAAGTTCCACTCTGGTCCCATACGGACAGCAACGTGACGAAGGTGGCGTCTAAACACCCGGTCCGCTCCCGTGATCAACAGATTCCGTTCAGTCAGCCCCTTGAGATCGCTGTCTTCTATGACCCTGGCTTTGGACAACCCCTTCCAGCCCTGCTCTACGTTCGCCAGTACGTCCCGCACCAAGACGCATTGACACCGCCGTACCGCAGGAGGGATAGCCCCCTCGATTGAGATTGCACCCCTTCCGCCACAAGTTGAGCAGTCTGGTTTCCCGTCACCCCCCGGGTAAGGATGTGTTTCCCCCATCAAGACCCCCGTGCGTCTGCTTGAAGCAGATCGAAGATATCGGAGATGTCGTTGTCGGCCATAATCTCAACATCGTCATCATCCTCACCTTGGATGCGTTTGCCAATAACAGCTTCAATCAGCTTCATCTTCCTGTGCAAGACCTCCATCACCCGCTCATCCACAGAGCCATTGGCGATGAGGTGTATGGCATAGCAACGATCATGGATGGAGCCGATACGGATCATCCGTCCAACGCTTTGGATGTAGTCTCCACCACTCCAAGGGGAGTCGAAGAAGACAACAGCTTTGGCGGCTTGCAGGTTGACCGCCTCGGTCCCGGCTGTCGTAATGCACATAACCCGAGTGTCCGAATCCTGGGTCTGGAAGGCGTCTTGCCCCACTTTGCGTTGGGTCTCGGTCTCGCTACCCGTGATACGAGCGTACCCGATACCTGCCTTCTCCAGAGCAGGGCAGATGATGTCGATCATCTTCCTAAACCGAGAAAACACGATGACCTTTTCATCGGCAAAGTCCCCTTCTTTGACAAGCTCGATGAGCGCATCGAGCTTGGAAGACTCCCCTTCGCAGCCGATCAACCCCAGGTGATTAGCAATCTGTTGGCAGTAGATGATCTGCGTGAGCTTGGTGGTCTCCTTGAGGTCTGCGTCAGGACCAGTCCCAACCTCCAACAGCCCCGATAGGGCTTCTTGATACTTGAGGTTTTGAGCCCTGGTCATGTCCACCTTGATCACCTTGCGTGTGAGTACAGGTAGATCGCTGGCTACGGTGAACTTCGGGCGTCCAAGGAAATACGCATCGATGCGGGTCTTGAAGCGTTCAATATCGGTTTTTCGGTAGCCCACGATTACCGGAATCTGTCGGTTGCTGCGTGGGATCTTCTGCATCCGAATGATGCAGTAGTTGACCATGAACTTGTTTTTGGTGCTCTCAAACAACCCAGGCACCACCACCCGATAGATACCCCACCCCTCGATCAAGTGGTTCTTGATGAGTGTGGCCGTGAGAGCCCACGTCCGAGCAGCGTTCTGGGAGAGGTGCCGAACGACCTGATGAATCTGTGTGGTGGGGGTCTTGTAGGCGGTTGCCTCATCTGTAATGAAGATGAAGTCTGTCCAGCTTTGGAGAAGCCCTATGTCTCTAACCGCTGACCGATAGCCCATGATCAAGACGGTCGGACCGAGTGTTGCCTCGAATAGATCGTAGGCTTTCTTGCGCTGGGCCGGGGTGCCCTTGCAGATGATGGCCTTGACGCCCGTGGTGAACTTATCAAACTCACCGGCCCACTGTTCAACAGCAGACTTGTTGGTCAGAACGATGGCCTTCTGGTTGGGGTTCTTCTCCCACAGATAACAGAGGGCGGCGATGGCTTGGAGCGTCTTCCCGAGTCCGGTGTCGTCCCCCAACAGAAACCGCTTCATAGCGACAAGGTGGAGCAACCCTTGGATTTGATAGTACCGGAGTTTCAGAGGGTGCTCTTGACCGTCGAACCCCGTGAAGGTGTCCTTCAAATGGGACGTGGATCGGAGGGAAAGGTCCGTGCGTTCCCGCAGTCCTTTCAGCCTTTTATGTACGGCCTCCAGATTGTCGTCGTCCATAGTTCCCTCCTTACCGCATCTACCCGGCCACGAAGAGAATCTACCCCCGTCAATAGTTCAAGAGAGCATACTGTCGCAGAGTATCCCCGGGTTCACCACCCCACAAGGTCCAACGATTCTTCGCCTGATCCCCGAAAGAGTACGAGAAATATCCGAGCATATCTTTGGAGGCGGTCTCTGAATGAAGGCTCGTCCACTCCTTCTGGTACTTCTTCAAGATATCTACTAACCCACTGAAAACTATCTGCTTTAGGTCTATTGAGCGTTTCGCCAGTGTCTTGATGATCTCATTGATCTGAAGTTCGGTCTCCCCATCTTGGGGTTCTATCACGGTTTTGTAGTTGGGAAGTTTCCCTGCCCTCACGATGAGATTGAGGAAGAAAACCAAACACCGCTTTTGGTGTCGATCTACGGTGGGCCATGTCTTCTGCGACTTGTAGAGAACCCACAGCAAGTAAGCAATCTGGGGTGTCTCAAAGTCCTTCTTCTGACATTCCTCTACGATGTACGCCAGAGCCAAGGAAGCGTAGGTCGAGTGCAGCTTCTTGTGCATCTCGGTCCCAACTTTCTTGAGGATCTTCTCGGCGCTGGGAGTATCCACAGGTTCAGGGATCTTGGGGGGCTTGCCCGTGAGTCTGGACCAGAGGGATGATAGGTGGTCAATCATCGACTCCCCCCGATATCTACAACAACTCGACCCCGCCCACGAACATCCAAGCTGACTCCGTTGTTGGTCTGTACCGTCCGTACATCCCCGAAGCTCGCTACGGAAAGTGAACGACCCGGGACAACGATGTGCCCGGTAGAAGAATCCCGCTTGGAAGGGGTGGGGGGCTCCCGGTCAACCAGAGTTTCGGCAATCTGTTTGAGAGGGATGCCAGACAAGCCCATCGTCTCGATAGCCTGTGCTGTACGGGGACCGATGATCCCATCGACTGGTCCGACGTTGTACCCAATCCGATGTAGCTGCGCTTGAACAAAGCGTTCCACGGTCTTGTCGCCTTTCCATATCCCGGCATCTACTTGGGCAGCACAACAGACGGACGGCCATGCGAGGTGTCCACGACCTTCTGCCAAGAGGCGGTCCATAAGAGGCTTCCACGGCCCGAAGTTGTGGAACTGGTGGTCCTTGTGACCGGGGACCGGATAGCGGTTCCACGGAGTCAACCCGAGTGGGACGGTCATGCTCCAGAGAGCCGCCAGACAGGCTGTGGGCGCTGTGATCTGGTCATGCAGGGCTTCGATCTTGAAGCCTCTGCCTGCGGGGGAGAGGGAAAGATACCGGGGCGCTCCGTCATCCTCTGCCCACGGGCTCGGATCAAACCCAACTCGCCACCCTACCTCTGTGGCCTTGTTGCCAAGAGCTTCAAGGACATCCCTGGTATCGGGGGTGACGGTCAGAGTGCCGTATCGTATGAGCTTGATCCTTTGCACAGACTTACCTCCACAGTTCCACAAACAGTGGTCGATAGATAGGCTACCGCCGAGGGAAGTCTTGTGGCACCTCCATGCCTTCTGCAATCAGAATGATGGTGTTGAACCATGCCATCGTGCCAGCGTCGTCTTCCCACTTTGGAGCAGACTCATAGTAGACCCCTTGAGGGTCTTCCGAGAAGATCCCTTCATCGATGAGGCGGCAGTACATCTGGTACGGGGCTGTGTCTTGGTAAGCCCGTCGCTTCTTGAGGTAGCGGCGAGCCACCAACGGACCTTCAGTCAAAGAGACCCAGGCGACACGAACCGCCCACGGGTTTCTTCCAACCTCCTGGGCGTAGCTGTCGGCTTCGGTGATACGGAGCTTGAAGTGAGGGGACTTGAGGAAAAGGTCGAGGCCAGCGGAGGGCACGGTAAACTCCGTGATGGGAGAACACCTTACCCTGTCCACTGCCCCTTGACCGCCCCTGACTCTAAATAGGGGCGTCCCAATCGACCGCAGTGGAACCCGTGCCCAGGTTCCAAGCGTCCGTAAGGTCTGCGCCGATGGTGGCTACCGCCACGGCGAGCTTGGCTCCATAGGTAGCGAGGGTCGAATGGTACTGGCTGGAGAGTCGGTCCCGGGTGACGTGGGTTGCGAACTCATGGATCAACAGCGAGTTGACTCGGACGAACCCTGCGGGGGTCTTGTCGTTGAAAAAGCTGTGTCCGTTCCGAACAAGGTTGAGGGTCAGCACGCTGCCCTCGTAGTTGGCCGAATGACCCCAAGCCCGATCATCCGTGATGATCACGTCGATGTCCCCACCCGTAAGCAGGAAGCCCACTTGAATGATGTACGGGATCAACTCCTTCATCCCATCGGTGTACTTGCTTGGGTCCAGAACAGGGTTTCGGGCAGCACTGAATGTCCCAAAGGACGTGCCAGTCACACGACCAGCAGGGCGGGTTCCGCCTCGGCTGGTGTTCTGCTTGATGTTGCCCCACTGCTTCCCGCCAAAGGTGCCTCCAGGGATGACTGTCCAGCCATCACGGGCAGCTTCCTTGGTAGCCTCGGGGTCGGAGGGGTCAGCGATAACCCGCTTCTCTCCAAAGCGTTGGTCCAAGATTGACGAGACAGCGGCTTGCCCAATCCGGTCGTCACCGAGAGCTTCCGTAGCCCAGGTTGATGCGGCCTCTTCTTTGTCGAGTAGATCATGGGTGGCGTTCATCACTTCGACACGCACATTCTTCAAGTACCCCGGGGTCACGTTGTCCCGATCCATGTTGAGAGGGATCTTCTGCTTCACGTTGACGTGGTACTTGTCGTCACCCAGCAGTTCCACGACGGGCAAGCCCATCTCGTAGATCGTGGGCTTCTCATCGCCCACGACTTCGTAGACCTCGACCTCGGTCTTCCGCTTCGTGGGACGTAGGATGCCCTCGTTGTCTGACTTCACCGTAGGCAAGGTCGCAGTGAAGGTCCGAACCGGGACACGGGTCTGGAGTGGCTTCCCGTTGTACGTGACCACGACGGCGGCGGGAGGGATGATCGAGAGGATCGCTGCCTCGACCTCGGCCATCTGGCTTCGGGTCAGCTTGGCGATGACTCGGACTTGGCTACCTTCGGAACGCTTGAGGCGCTTGGAGTGCCGTCCACTATCATCGAACAGGATCGTTCCCTTGGTCGTGGAGATCTCCACCTCTCCCCCATACGCAAGTGCATATGCGAGGACCAACTTCTCTCCGAAGTTGAACCGACCACGAAGCTCGGGGTCGTCCTTCTTCGTAGACTCGGCGAAGAGCGTGTAGGCGTGAGACAGGTCGAGGAACCCATCTGGATCTTCATCCGTGATCACCAACTCCACCATCGGGCGGTTGGGGATCGCCGTCATCGTGAGATCGATAACGGTGGTCTTTGTGTCCAGAGCGTTCTGGAGCAGTTCAAGAGCCAGCCAGTGCAGACCCTTTCGTTCGAGCAGTTTCGCCAATCCTTTCAGATCGACTTCGACGTGTTTGTTTCCCATTGTTTCCTCAATGTTTACATAGTTACGACCCCGACCGAACCGGAATCAAGCTCAAGACCGAAAAACCCAGGTTCTTCGGGGAGTTAGCTAACCTAACCCCATACACCACCCTATCACGTTCGAGGGGCTCCGTCAATAACTTCGATTTGAGAGACCCAGCGTAAATGCTTGGAAGTAGTGCGTTTTTCAATGTTTGAGGGGCAAACTTTGGGGTGAAACTTTGCCCATGAAGAATACGGTCGTCCCGCCAAGATCAAAGCGGGCGAACCTGCGAGCCATTAGCTCAAGAGGCTTTGCATATCTTCGATGCTGACGATGTGTGTGAGTTGATCACGGGCCTTCTTGGCCTTACCGCTTGTAGAGCTTGGGTCTTTGGCGACCAAGTAATCGAGGTCACGAACAACGCTCGACTTTATGGTCCCGCCTGCGGCTTCAATCGCATCGTGCATCGCAGCGTCACGGAAGCCTGTCATGCAGACTGTCATGCCCTTGAGGAAGCCAGTAGAGGGAGCCTTGATGGTGATACCGTTCATCACCAGCTTGCTGATGAGACCAGAGCGGAAGTGGAAGCCACTATGGAAGGCTTCTGCCTTCGTCTGACCCATACCGGGCACCGAAGCAAACTCTTGGACCGTAGCGGTCGCCAGAGCGTCCAGGGTGTCGTAGCCAGCGTCAACCAGCTTCTTGACCATTGACCGACCCATGAGGTCGATGCCGAGCGAGCCGACCACCACGTTCACGGGGAGATCGGTCTTGGCGTGGAGGTTGGCGAGCATGGTCTTGGCACCAGAGCCGACCCGCCGACCCGAAAGTTGGACAGCCGAGAGAGTGGTTTCGTCGAGCTTGTAGAGGTCTGCTGGATCTTTGATGAGTTCAGAGTCCACCAGAACGTCAATCACGCTGGTCCCCCAATCGAGGATGCCGACCTTCTTGACCCAACGCTTGATGCTGCCCGACACCTGGGCCGAACACATCGTGCCGTTGCAGACCAGATACTCACCGTCCATCTGCAACGCCGTGCCGCAGCACGGGCAGTCGGTGGGAGGTACAGACAACAAAGCACCGCTTGTCTTGGGCGTGACGAGGGCTTCGACGTATGGAATCACGTCGTTGCGGCGGCTGACCATGATCAGATCACCCTTCCGCAGTGCCGTGTGTCCTGCCTCGCTTGCGATGCGTCCGATGTTGCTGATGTTGTGGAGGCTCGCTCGACGGACGTTGGCCCCTGCCAGTGGCACCGAATCAAACTCGGCCACGGGGGTCACACGACCGGAGTTGCCGACCTGCCAGATGATATCTTGGAGCCGGGTTGTGGCTGACTCATGGGGAAACTTGAAGGCGATTGATCCTGCGGGGCGATGGTTTTTCTCCCCGGCATCTTCCCACTTCTGGTTGTCGTTGAGGCTGACCACCAGCCCATCGATCTCGTAGTCCAGATTGTCCCGCCTCGTAGCCACATACTCGTTGTAAGTGTCGAAGATGGCTGTGAGGGAGTCCCTTGTCCACCATTGAGGGGTATGGGTGAACCCCAAGGATTGCAGGGCAGTAAGCTCACCCTTCTTGGTGGCGTACATTCCCGTGTCTGGAAGGCACTGGAACGGCATCACCGTCAGGTGAGCGCATGGACGTGGATCGGACTGACGCTTGGCAGTACCGGAAGCCGTGTTGCGAGGGTTGGACTCACCGGGAAAGTGAGCATCGAAGTCAGACCGGAGGCAGACAATCTCGCCACGAACGTAGCCTGACCATGATGGATCAACAGCGAGTTGACTCGGGAGACCCTTCATTAGCTTGACGTTGCGGGTAATGTCTTCGCCCACAGAGCCATCACCACGGGTCACAGCTTGGGTCAGGATGCCCTTGTCGTAGCGGAGTGAGATCGAGATCCCGTCCAGCTTTTCAATCCAGATGAACTCCCCGGCAGCGATGTAGCCAGTGCGACCGTTACCCCACGTTCGCATATCGTCGGCGTCTTGGGCCTTGTTCAAGCTGGTCATGGGGATCTTGTGCGTGACCTTGGACCAACCGCTCACAGGAGCAGCGCCGACCTTGGAGAAAAAGGCGTGGCCTGGATCGAGCTTACGCAGCTTGTCTTCCATCACGTCAAACTCAAGGTCAGACATGATGGGCTTGCCGTTGTAGTAGGCGTCCCGTGCCTGGGTGAGCTTGGCTGCGAGGCTGGTAACTTGCTTGCTCATACTGCCAGTACCGCTTCCTTGATGGTTTCCACGCCAGCCTCGGGCAACTGCATGATGAGGGTGCCGTGTTCGTCATAGGCCGACCAGCACTCCGTACCGCTCATCACCGAGCGGAGAACGCTGCGGATCTGACCGTAGGGGCCTGCGCCGAAGGTCGATGCGACCACTTGGCTGACCTCAATCTCGGAGATCGTGCCGTCTGCCAGAGTCGTGACGGGCGTAGCCTCGGGCTGATCCACGGCACTTTGGGTACGGGAATCATAGTCGTACCCCTTGGCCTGCTTCTCGGGAAACTTCTCAACGAAGTAGCTCCAATCCTTCTGGAGCGGTCGCCCTGCCGAGCCGATGCGCCCGTAGCGAATGGTGACAGCCGTAGAGCCTGGAACGCCGTTGGCCTCCCAGAACTTGTAGCTGTTGCCGCTGGCGTTTTTGTCGTTGTAGCCCGTGTATTCCAGACGGACCTTCCAGGGGATACCCAGTCTTGCGGCCTCTGCTGCTGCTTGGATGGTGTAGTATGACATAGTGCTATTCCTTCCTCTGCGACGTTTACCCTCGGGGGTTGGAAAGTAACTGGCTTACTCCGAGAAAGTAACTGGCTTACTCGGCTCCGAAATGTTGGGCCTTCAAGTCTTCGACTCGCTGCAAGGCAGCGGCAGGAACCGTCCAGCACTTGCGGTCACGGTCGAACGAGCGACCACGGATGTTCCGAACACCGTCCACGAACGCCTTGCACGCCTCGTCTTCCCACGGGGGCGGGCTGAACACGGCCACTCGGGCACGGGAGGTACTTCCAGGCTCGATGCGAACCTGGGAAGCCAGGGAGACCTTCACCTTCACGGCGACAGCCTTCTCGGCATCTGTGGGGCCGGGGATGACGCTCACGCCCTCACCGTCATAAATGGCCTCGCCCTCGTAGTAGCCCCGAATCAGGGCCATGAGATCGGCCTCGAATCGCTCCGGTATAGACCAGCACTTGAACTTGCCCTGACGGACGTTGCCGCTGCGGTCCTTGCGCTCGTTGTAGACCTTCTCGGCAGACTGTCCAGTCAGCTTGTGGAGGTCCACAACGAACTGGCGGTTGTAGGGGGTGTAGACTTCGATGCGCTTCGCTGCCCAATCCTTGCGGATCTGGACCACGCTGCGGTCCCACTCCAGCTTTTCAGCGAGCTTCGGGTAACCGAGCGCACGGATGATGGGGGAAGCCGCCAAGACCAACGTCTTGTCGGAGTAGTGGACGCTGGCGAACGCCGTCAAGATGTTGCACATCATTCGGGGGTCGTCCCGGTTGGCGAGCAGGTAGCGGACCACCATCGGCTTGATGTTGTCCTGCTGCTCCAACGCAGCGACCAGACCCAACGCCACGGGCATGTTGGGGTTCTCGGGGAGATCGAGGTAGCCGTACCGCTTACGGCAGGTAGGGCCGATCATTAGCTGGACGCTCAAGGCATCTCGGAGAGGGGTTGCACACACGCAGCAGTGACTCGCCGTCAGCGAATAGCAGGTGGTGAAAAAGTCTGGCACGGGCATCCCGTGAAGGTCCGCAACTTTGATGTGGTCTGATGAACCCATGTTCTGTTTCCTCTCGCTGTGTGTCCTGCCTCGTCTACCCTCGCCTCTCGAAAGGTAACGAGGAAAATGATGGTAGTTGGGAGCGGCCTACTCTCTCCCTGTCCGTCAACACTCGGCCCCAGACCTCTCGGTGGTGGCTTCGCTCTGGACCCTGTTTCCGACCGAATCGGACTACCCTCATTTCGTCTACCCCCGGGTACCGAAAAGTAACCGGGGCTGTGTAAGAGAGGTGACGGCACTTCGGGCATCCCGACTTACGTTCCCTGCGGGGCTTACACCCAGCTTCGTCCATGCCATCGCTCTCACAACGTCTACCCTGACGGATCGAAAGGTAACAAACTTTCGTAAGTCCTTGAAATCATTGGGTTTTATGATTTATTGTTACCTTTCGGATACCGGGGGTAGACGTTGTGAGAGGCGGAGATAACCTCGAACCTCAACACGTAGGAGAACACCAACGTATGTGCATGGTTTAGGGAGCAGGTGGGCTGCTTCCGTCAAAAATCAAGGTGCCGCCCGTGGGCATCGACCCCCAAGCCCTTGAACGGTTCGCCGTTCTGGAAATGATAGGAGAAGACGCCATGCGTCGTGCAGCATTGGAACGAGAGCGTACTCTTCGTGAGTGGCGTAAACATCTGGCTATCCACGTCCGTCGAGTCGGGGAGGATGGTGCTTTCAACCGTGATTGGGTGCCGGGGGTTTCGCCCCGTGATCTGGTCACCTGTGCTTGCGATCAGCAAGCGGGTCGATTCCGTAAAGGTCAGCGATGGAACTCCCAAGGTTCACAACGGGCTCGCCCCCGTGACTACGGACTCCGCACCCGTCAAGAAGCCCGCTCCGATGCAGATTTTCGTGCGGCTCTTCGTAAAGAGGGGCTCGCATAAGGGCTTCCCAGGTTTTCCTTCAATAGCAGGTGGTAGGTAACTTCTGAACTCCAGTGAGTATGGTTGGGGTCTGAAGGAAGCTGCACGGAGAAGTCTGATGAGAACTATATCGCTATGCCTCTCGTTCCTATTGTATGCGTGTGCCGGTAACGCTGATGCGGGTGACACCAACAACGCTTATCACCAACCCGGTGGTGGGACCGCTGGACTCTCCAATGTTGGCGAGTACACGATCAGTCTCGGAGTTGAGGAACCGGAATACTACTTCCCAAGTGAAGTGTCGGTCGAGGCTACCGAGGTCTCCACGCAGGACATAAGTGATCCTTCTTGGGAAGACCTCTCATGGCATGAGAGGTACATCCTCGACAACTGTGCCAAGTGCCCCGATTGTTGCGTCACGACAATGTGCTGCGGAGGTGATGAAGCAGACGATTGTCTGGAGGTTGCCGGGGAAATAGTCGAGGAACGCTTCTCGGAACACTGCAAGATCCAACCACCCGAAAACTTCGACAGCTTGATTCTTCAAGCTGCCGGGGAATATGACATCAACCCGAAAGCTCTTGCTTTGACTGTGTACCGAGAATCGAAGTGCTCACAGAAGGCTTTTGGTAAAGTCGGGGAGATTGGGCTAACCCAGATCTACCCCCGAGTGTGGCTTGAAACACTCAAGAAGGAGCTTGGCATTTCCTCCAAGGAAGATCTGTGGAAACCCCTCACCAACCTACGTGCGGCGGCTTATATCCTCTGGCGGTGCAACAAACGCAGCCGAGGCGATACTCAAGAAGCCTTTAGGATCTATAATGGCAGCGGTGAAGGTGCCCGCAGGTACGCCCGCCACCAAATGAGAAGTTACCGTCGTATCTGGAGAGAGCGGCCTTGGCTCTAATCAAAGTTCCATACCCCCCGCCTCCAACAGCATTTCCAATCCTTGGATTTGCTGTATCATAATCAAAATGTAACGGAGAGACCGTCATGGATGTGCCGCAGTTAGTTGAAGTGGTAATCCGAGAGATCGTAGATTATCCAGACCAAGTATCGTGTCTGGAAGTCGTTGGGTCACGCACCTGTATTCTCGAACTCACAGTAGATCCCAGAGACGTAGGCAAAGTCATCGGTCGAGGGGGTTCCCACGCAGATGCGTTACGAACGCTCCTTGCAGCGGTTGGGGGTAAGCGGAAGATGCGGTACACCCTGGAAATCCCAGAAGACCGGAATCACCAGCCGCACCGTGAACACGCATCCCAAGCGGTCTTCCACCGCAAGTCTTATCAGCGAAAACAAGACGACAGTTAGAACTAAAAAGCCCCTTACCGGCGAACCGGTAAGGGGCTTTTTTCGCTGCTACCCTGGGGGCAGAGAGCGGGGTCGAGTTGTATTAGGCTTCAGCCTCTTTGTCTGACTTGACGAGCGCCATGACGTGCTTCACGACCATCTCGTAGCCGCCAACGGCGGTTGCCACAGCGAGAGCCACGGTCGGTAAGGCTTCCAGCACCGGAACACCCGCCCACATGCAATAGCCAACAGCAGCAAGACAAGACACACCCATCGTAGCGACTGGGGTCCACTTCTTGTCCATGTTCACTCGGGGCAGCACCATGTTCTTCAGGAGTGTCCCTATGAACATGCAGAGAAGAGCCAGGAACGCGAATGGTCCTGCTTCATCTCCCACTGCTTGGATCATGGCGTCAACGGCCTGAGTCATCTGCTCATCGGAAAGCTGACCTTCCAGGCCCTCTCCCGTAGCCTCAAACGTGGCGTCAGGCTTGGCTTCTTCACCAGTAGCCACTGTGCCTGCTGTGCCCGTTGCTTCTGTCGTCACCGTCTTGGCAGTGTTGGTGCCCGCAGTTGTCACCGTTTCGGCAGTATTGCCGGTGGTGGCAGTGGTGGTGGCAACAGCAGTATTGCCGGTATTAGTTGGGGTTTCGGCAGATGCCGGAACGGCTGTGATCAAAAGAAAAGCAGCAACGGTAGCTACCAGATAATGCTTCAACATAGTCGATCTCCTTACAGTATCGTCGTATTAGCCGGGGTACTCTACCGAACGAATCAGATTTCGTTATCTACTGGTAGTTCGATAGCGCCGGGTGGTGGTGGTGTATCTTCACGGTAAACCTTGGGCTGTCCAAGATTAGTGAGCCGTTCTTTGATGTTCTGCCGCTGGTCACCAGTGAGGGCAGGATCAAGGAGTGCTTGCCGTAGTCGTTGCCTATACGTGTCCATTGATGCAACAAGCACCTTCTGGTCGATTTCGGCTCTGCTTACGAAAGGCATATTCTTCCTACTCGATAGGATCGTTATCAGTAATGAGCGGCACTGGCTCAACAGCATCGAACGGACGATGTGCCCTGGAGTGGGCAGAGCCCATCATGGGCTTACCGTCGATACGATACCGGTCTGCGGCAGCATAGCCTTCACCATAACCAGTGGGACTGATTGTGCCAGCAATCATCACGCCGTTGTTCTGGGTGTTCCCCGATCCAAGGACGCCATGAGTGATCATAATCATCTGGATCTCGTCACCCGCCGAGACCTCCATTGGGTCGGCAAAAGCGGCTTCCACGAAGTTCCGAACCAACATAGCCTTGCAACACAGTGCTCCGGCCTTCAGAACGGGCTTCAGGGGGGCGATCAGAGACTCACTGACCCAATCCACCGGGCCACCTGGGTTCTTGCCTGACATCGCCATCACGGCCCCGCCACCACGATAGACACGGTAGTTGTGGGTGCCTGTCGGACGGTTGGCATCATGGAACGGCGTGTAAACCAAGATAGAGCCGTCTGACATGCTGACCATCTCACCCGGCTCACCCATGAATCGGTCGTGTTCTTCACCACGTTCCGACAAAGGAAGCATGGTCTGAATCGGACGTAACCCCGAAGGACTGGTCTTCATCGCCGTAGCTTGGTCGTTCAGCGGATTCTCGCACACGAAATCACTGTCTTGCAGCAAGATCCCCAAGGGGAACCGGTCCGTCATTCCAGTCAGACCCATCTGACTGGTGCCGTCCCCGGCGTTCATAGGGATGTCTGCACCACCTCGGAAATAGGCTGATGTAAACACCGCCCCCAGGAACGAATCAATGGGCAGGTTGTTGGAGTGCGGTACAACGATCTGAAACAGTCTCGCTACCGTCTTTGCGGCGTCCACGTTGGCACCCGAGTTGTCCCTGGTGGTCGTTACCTTCAAGCCGTTGCCTTCGGCACCTGTGGGAACACCAATCAACCGAACCATGTCAGCATGAGCGGCCATCGCTTGAATAGCGTTCCCCATTCCAGTGCGTCGATTGACAGCTATGGCAAAGCGGTTGGCTGTGAGTTCAACGTCCCGATGCGTATCGAGAGCCCGAATGACAAAGTTCTGGGCGACTGGATCAGTCGTTGTGGCTTCCACGTCTGCGAAGAAGACCCGAATCTCGTAAGTCACAGCAGAATCTTCTAATGCGATATCTGCATCCGTGGTGTTCGTGAGACGTATCTTCACCTCACCCGCTTGAGAGACATAGCCGTCAGCGATGATCCCAGAGACGGGGCCGTCCCATTCGTCATCGTTATCACTGTCTATCCCGTGAATGTTGACCAGAACCACATCATTGAGACCCGCCCCGGCTACTGTGATTGCAGTGCTGGTGTGGGCAGTGTGCGCCAAGATTGTGACCGGGGCGCTTCCTGTAGAGGCCACCCCATCCGTGCCGTCCCATGCGTGCTGGGCCTTGACTGAAGGATGTCGAACAGCCATCGCCGCCGAGTTGGTAGCGGTAACCTTGAGGACGTTATCGTTCGTAACGAGCGCCTGGACTATCAAGTTCTCTGGGTAATCAGCCCCCGTCATCGCATTGATGTCTACGGTATTCCCGAACCGAAGTCCTGCGTTATTCAGAATGTGGGTCTCGTAGTTCTCTCCGCTACCGTCTGCACCAATAGTGAAAGAGGTGCTTTCGCCGGGGAGCAGGGCGGGGAAGTCCAACTGTTGGGTCCAAACGAGGGGACGATATCCTGTAACGATACGGAACTCGTCTTCTCCAAGTACAACCTCATCAGTAAGGGCAGCCCTCGCTGTAAAGTCAAAGGAGAGGCCGTCCAGATCGGTGATCGTGATCGTTGCCCCGTCCATCGCACTAACAGAGCCGGGAAGGAACCGAATCTCTGCCTCTGCTCGGTTGCTGTTGGTCTTCTGGCCTTCGGTGAAGGCACGGGTCAGAACTCGCCATGCCGAGTCGTCGGATGATCCAGGGATTCTTCGAGAAGAACTCAGGGTGTCTTCCGTGTAGCCAACATCCAACAACGTGCCTGGATAGAGGTGGCCGCCGATCTTACCTGTCCCAAGCGTGGTGTAGAAGTCCATAGAGGCCAAGACTTCAAACATCCGAGGGTTCGGAAGCTGGACCTGCGCCTCACCCTGGTCGTTGAACTGCTGGATCGGGTGAACAAGCTCGTAGGCATTTGCAACAGAGACTTGTCCGTAGCGATGCTCATAGTCGGAGACCGTTCGGACCGCACCAGCACGGGTCATGTAGGGGTCACCCTGGTAGACCGTGCGGTTGTAGAGTGAATACACTGCGCTGTTCAGTGAAGCAGCACAGGGGAAGACCATCGAGAGGTCTTCCAACTCTTCGTTGTCCCCATCGGAAACCAAGTTGCCTTGGGCATCGTGACGGCGAGCCAGCACGTAGTTGTTCCCGTTGATCCATTCCTTGGAGAACCCGAACACTGTCATCTCAACCACGTACTCGAAGTCCCTGAAAGTCTCCTTTTGGGAGGTCGAGTCGTTGAGCTTGTGCTTCGGAGAGAGCGTCACATCGATGACGTTGGAGGGGATCACATAGGTATGGTCCCCGGTCTCGCCTGTGAGATCGAGTGCGCCATCCCGCATGATGAACAAGGTTTGCTCGGTAGCATCCGTGCGTAGAAGATTCGTAGCCGGGTCATTCTCAAGAGTCACACGATCTGACTCAAAGCTGCGGCCACCCTTCGACTGGTAATCATCGTAGTCGTAGACCCCGTACAACCGGGCCACTCCGAGATACGGCGGCAGTTGGATACCGTCAAGACCGGGACCAAAATCACTGGAGACAACCGTTCGGAACTTGGTGCGAACAACCGTACCCTTCTCGGTGGACTCATCGATATCAGAGACCTTGCGAGCTTCGTAGTAGGGCTTGTTGTCCACTATTCCGATGACTGTGCCGCCGTGCCCATAATCCTGGGGGGTGCCGGTTCGGAAGAATATCGGCTTGACCTGGGAGCCACTCGATTCGTTGTCCTCTCCACCGATGATCTTGAAGACCTCGTTGTTCAACGTGGTCGAATCGCAGAACATATGGTTGATGCCCGCAAGGAAAGTCCCCGACCCATTCCCTGTGATGTCTTGGAAGTAAGGGATGTCCTGGCGACCAAACCGAGGCATGGCCTCTGTGGGAATGGGGAACCCCATTCTCTTGCCAGTAGCGAGGCTACCTGTGAACAGTTCGTGGGCGTCCTTGGGAGTAGTGTCTGGGTAGAGGTAGTTACCGTCCAGCCCCACTTCAACCACTGCCCCACCACAGGGATCAACAGTAGTGTTCAGACCAACCGTAATACCGTTCAACGTCATTTGACGGTAACGGTACGGACGGAAGACTACCGTCTTACTGCCACGGTCGATGAACAACTCGTTGTCTCGATCCTGCTCTGTGTTCGCAACAATGCGGCCACCGTAGCCAGGAGCAACGGGAGCATCCCAACCCAAAGACGGCAAACGATTCCAAAGCTGGACATGAACTGGATCGAAGAAGGTTTCGCTCCCTGGGGTTCCAGACGCCGCAGAGAAAGTGGTGTCAAGCGCCCCAGGAGACTGTCGTAGGTAGGTGCTATCAGCGTTTGTTAGCGAGAACCGGGTGAGGCTATCCGGCAAGCGAGCCATAGCTCCACGTCCCGGGTGATAAAGCAGCGTAGTCGATAGAACGAGCTTGGCGTCGATCTTCACCAGACCACTTGCTGCGTCGATTGGGAACGAATAATCAAAGTCCCCAACAGTATCGTCAAGAAGAGCCTTGTTCCAAGGATGGTCGGCCAACCCGCCAAGGTCGGTCAATACGATACAAAGAGCAGGGTCTCCGGTTGTCAGTCCATTACCGTCTTCGGCATTGGTGTACTGGGAACGGAACTCGGCAGTGACAACACCGCCCGTGGTGGTGTCGAACGTAGTGAACTCTGGATCAAGAGGGGCCACTACAATAGAGTAGGCATCATCAGCAGAGTGCTCCGTGTATCCGGCTGTCCCGGCCCCAATGACTCGGAAGCAGCCATTGTTGACTCGACCCCCTGACGCATTGTCCCCATAAAGCACTACATAGACTTCGGAAGACTTGCCTGTGCGGTCTCTCCCCTCGTCTGTCAACATGCCGTATAGCGTTCGGCTACCCCGCAAGAGTGGGGCAGAAACCGTGGAGGGGTCGTTCTCGAACTGTCCGTGTTCCGTAGTGTGGTACACCCCTTCGGTGTCGAAGTTCACATCAACTTGGATCTCACAGAAGCCCTCCGCCTGTGCAATAGCGGTGTACTTGGTCGCAACGGCCAGACCAGTCATGCGTAAAGATGAATCAAGCAGACCACCCAACACGATGAAAGGGGACTCGAAGTTGAGCCGTCGATAGGGGTACATCGGACCCGGGTGCTTCTTGAGTGCGTGGGCGTCCACGTCTTGCTCATAGAGAGCCATCGGCTGGTGAGCCGGTGCCCCCAAGAACTGCACTGTGACGGGGTATTGGTTGCCGTTCAGAGGGTTTACCGTAGGGTAGCCCGTCTTCCAATGTTCCTTGGGAGTGACGAACCGCACCTTCTTGTCGGACCCAGAACGGAATGACGCCCGTGCGCCTCCGCTACCGTCTTCGCCCCCAATATGGAGGAAGATGACTGATCCGTTGGTCCAAGAGCCGGTGCTGCCCTCGTTATTGACCCAGCCGCTCGGCTTGAAGTCTGGTGCTACATCCCAACCAACATTGGAGTCGAACTCATCATTGACTGCACCTTGGGTGAGCGTGGCATCATTATCGAGAAGCAACGTCACCTGCTGTTGCACACTGCAAGCATCGGAGAAGATGATTCGGGTGCCGTCTGGACCGTCCAAGCCCTCTGTATGGTTTGGAACATCTGTGGACCCGTCCGCCAGCATGTAGCTGACTTCGGCAACGACTGGACCCTCGGTATCTCCCGCAGCCGACCTCTTATGGGTGGAGTGCAGGTCATTCTTCGCCAGGGCGGCGATGTTGTGTTCAAGAAGACGGTGGTAATCCCACTCGCCGGGAGTCACGGCTCGTCGGAGATCCAAGATATCAGTTGGATGAACCTCATCAGCGAACAACCCATCAGGTCGGACACTGAAGAACTGAATCGGTGAGCCCGCTAAATGCGTCGTGGCGTGGGTTCCGTAACGGCCACGGTCTTCTAACGTAATGGTCGGGGGGGTCGTAGTAACGTCTACTTCTGAAATCCCGATGATCTCATCTTCAACCTGAAGGAAAAGACCCTCGGGGAGATGCAACGTGTCATCAAACCCAGATCCAATGAGACCAGTTACTTGTACTGTCCCCAAGGAATCGGCCAGCAGGTTGTCCAACAAAGTCGGAACTGCAAGAGCCTTGGCCCCTTCTCGGGGGTCCGCAAGCTGTCCCGTAGATGGGTTTCGATCAAGGGCACCGTTCTGGTTTGGGTTCCCTGCCGAAGTCACAGCCACAAAGGTATTAGTGTTACGCCGGAAGATTGCACAGAGGGGGATAGCATAGACGTAGCCGTCGATTGTCCCCAAGGCATTGTTTGGGTCGCCGTCACCGGCACGCCAAAGCGATGGGTCATCCAACTTCTCCCGCACATTAGCGAAGGAGGAACCAGCCACAGGAGCGTCCTGTGTACCTTGACCAAGAATGTTGAGGTCTCCCAGACCGTCTGGATACTTATCGAGAGCTACACCAGCACCAAGACCTGCACCCGATCCATAGACACGGATGCGGTATTGAATCTGACATCTTTCGGAGGTCTCGAACCCAATAGTCGGGTCTTCCAGATCGTCTTCGATATTCGACCCGCCGTACTCGACGTTGCCGTACTTCCAGACCTTATCCACGGCGGGCTTGTTGGCCTCGCTCGGGTTGGGGGCGACAAGGGTCTGCCAAGCCTCCAAGAACACCAAATCCACCCGGCTGTCTGTTGCGGGTGGCGGGTTCAGACGGATGCGGTTTGTCTTCTCTTCTTCAGTCTCGGTGAAAGTGCCAGCAACGGGAATGACCCATCCATTGACGTTAGCAAACAGGAGAGGTTCCTTTTCTCCTGACTTCTGCTTACCGAAGACGAAGTAGTTGCTCCAGTCTTTAGAGCAACTGAAGTCAATCTTGGTCCTCGTCGGATCAATCAACCATCCACTGTGCATCACAGATTTGACAGTTTGCCGCAGTCGTTCGGCCTCAACTTGACTCATCAAGTTGAGTTCCGAATCCAGCGGCGGCTTACCCTTCTGCCATACAACGGCAGAAAACTGCCTCATTAGTGCAGAGAGTGTGCGACTTGCGCCATTTCCGAAATCTTCAGCCATGTTTCCCGCCACTCATATCAAAACATAAAGGCAAATGAAGCCACATGGATTTTGGTTGGGGAGTCGTTTCGGAAAGCGAGGCGTACCTTGGTAACCTTGCAACAAAACGAGATGGGTTCCAACCTTCCAACTTCAAACCAGTTCACTCCATCGTCAATCGTCAAATACGTTGTGAACCCTTCAGGTTCTTGATCTATCTCGATGATTGAACGAATAGCGGGTTCGTTGACCCCTGCGTGCTGTCCGAACAACCCTCCCGAAATGTCATGGCTCGTATCGAAGACGTAAATCCTCCAATAAGCCATGAACTCGTCCGTCCCCGCTTCCCCGGTATAGGGGGTGAGGTCGATTTCTTCAGTAATGAGCATCCCAGGGCGTGCCGGATCAACCGTTGCATTGATCGGAAGCACCGCCGTTGAGTTGGGAGCGTTCCCATTCTGGGGGTGGTTTTCCACGGCCCTACCAGTCTGATAGCGACCGGAGAACCATCTTGGAGGCTTCACCGAGTTGTCCCGAAACTCCTTGACCGGATCAATCTCCATAAGGTTCGAGACGGTCAGCAAGGGGTTGAAGTAGATATGCCCATACATCGGATATCGAGCCAGAAGCTCCGCATACGCCTTGCTGGAGATATCCTTCCCATCAATAGGAAGCACTTTAGAGTCCTTATCCACATGGACCGATAGTCCTTCGGGGATAGGAACGATGTACTTCCCGTTCACAGGAACGGGGACATAGAGATCCGCATCCTTTTCAACTTGAGTAATACCGGACACACCAAGTTGGGTGCCGGGGACTCCAGTTACAGGATCGGGGTCGGGCAACGAGCCCGTTAGGGCCGTCACATGACTCGTTAGATCAACAAGTACACGCATTGGCTACCGATCCTCCTCATCGCCGAGAACATTCACATCTCTTGTGTAAGCTGTGCCATCAGCCGTTTCGACATCAAAGGCACATTTCACACTACCGACCCAACACCCACTTGAGACTCGTGCCCACTCATCTTGGCCTTCCATCCAGTATTGTTTGTCGATGGCGTTTACAACACCGGGGCCTGGACCTGTCGCCACTTCAAGGAAGATTCGGGCACCGGGCGGCAACATAGACCCAGAAGGAGTGGCGATCCCGTATTCCTTCAGTACCTCATCCAACCAGTTGCCCACCTTGAAGGGTCGGTCGGTGTAGGGCTGCAAAGTCCTACCGTGGAACGGAAGCCGCTGGTCCCCATCCCATGAGTAGGGCCGGGGTACGAGATGACCGGAAACCGGATCTTTGGCCGCATGAATCCCATGAGGTGACACAGAGACTCGATGCCCATCTTCGCCTCTTGGTGGATCAAAGCGATCCCCGACCGGAGTAAGAGCAATCGTAAACGCATGAGGACAAGTTCCCGGTGACCTTGCAGAGAACTTACTCGTACCGCTTTGCCCGCTGGATGTATATCCATAAGACTCATCCTGGTCATTGGGATAGGAGGGTGATGTCTCTGCGCCGAACATAAGGCCGCCATCGGTACGGAGCGGTGGGCGAGGACTGGTGGCGTTGTGAGCCACAACAATCCCTGTCATGGCAGCAGCACTCAAAGAAGCTGGCCCGTTCCCTGTGGTGCCATTAGCAGAGCGGCGGAAAATGTCACCATTTGCTACCAATCCTGACGTGAAGGTGTCTCGGACACCACCACCGACTCGGGACAAGCGTGGGAACAAAGACGCCAAAGCGATGCTGTATTCCGGCTTGAGGAATGGAGCCGTGAACTGTCCTCGTTCGGTTTGCTCACCTTGGAACCCACCTGGGTTGGAGTTGGCAGTGTCGAAGTCGATACCACCCCACACAACCGGCGTATGGGCGTTCCCCATATACATGGAAAAGCTGGCGTCATTCAGCGAGAGGTTCCACATATGCCCGCCAAGATACCAAGGGAGCATCTTGATCACTGTCAGCATCCCCCCCTGGAGCACCGCTTTCTCGATTGGCATCGTGGTCCTCTTCCACGGCCATTCAGATTCACCCGCCCCGAAACCAAACTCATAGCTGCCCAACGCCCAATCGGGAGTCAACTGGCCGTAGCCAATCTCGGAATACGGGCCAACGTCTACATACCGCTCCATGACGTTAGGCATTAGGTCTCCTGCCTCACGGTTGCAGTACAGGGGAATGACCACCGTGCCACCGGGAGCCCGAGAGCCTTGGTCCGTATGGTGTAGCTGGGAAGCGTTGTAGGTTGCCAAAGCGTTGGGTGCTCGGTCCCCAAAGGGGAAGCTGCACGTTCCAGTATGAAGCTCTGTGGGTGCGCCCCCTCGGAAAGTGCGGAACGCCGTAGGCGTGTTGTCAACTACGCTTCCAGCTTCCAGAACCATACGAGGCGGCTGGTAGAGGCTCGTCGTCATCCCAACGATATAGTAGTAAGAATGATGGGACCGAATCTCGAACCCAGAGTCTCCCGGGACATTGGCCTCAATCCGAACCCGGGTACCCACGGCGTAAGCCGTCAGGTTGAACGATGAGAGGTTTGGGTCATAGTCGTTGTGGTTGGGATCGCTGGCGATTGTGGACACCCGGTTGATTTCAGCCGCCAGCCTCCGAGCAGCGATCACATGATTTACGCTTGGGACAACACCCGGTGCGTCAAGGGGGACCACATACTTCCCAAGTGTCTGTGATGGGCCAATACTACCAAGGTTATGGTCGGACGTTTCGTACAGTGGGTCTCCCCCACCGTCCAGTGCCGTAAGGTCAGCCTGCTCCACAGCTTCAAAAACGAGGGACTGTATGTTGCCCATCGTATCGGAGTGTCGGATCGTAATCGTAGTCCCGTACCAATAAGTGTCAGTGTAATAGGCCCCTTGAGCGGAGGTGTCCCACTTGAGTTGGACATAGGTGTGGTCACGGGGCTTCAGTCGAGCCTGTGAACCAGGAAGCTCACAGACCAAGTTGAACGCCATGTGGTATTCGCTAAGAACCTCGTTGGGCGCTGTCGTGTTATCACTCTGTTTGTACCCGGGAAGACCAAGCTGTGTATGCCGACCTTGGGGTTCGTTACCCCACACGCCGAAGTTGACCCAGATTCGGTTTAGGCGAGCGCCCTTTGGGGCGTGGTTCGGGTAAGGCGAGTTGGTTCCGCCACCGGGTTGCATGGCCTGGGTGTAAGCCTCTGTTAGATCAAAGCGCATAGTCGGCGGCGTACAGCTTGCGTTGTACTGACCCTGCGTCTCGGAGAGGTTGGGAATCAAAGTCTCCCACCACTGCCCCGCAGGTGCCCACGCATAGAGAGAGTAGAAGTAAGAAGGAACCTGTCCGAGTCCGAAGTAAGAATCTTGGGCTTCATTGGAGATTTGTGGATCACCAGTCCATTCACCGTGCTCGGGGTCCACCCAGATTGGATCGTGGCTGTTCAGCAGCCAGTTGGCTGTGTCCCCAAAGAAGTTCGATCCAATGTTGTTCCCAGCTTGCCCAAGATCCTCCGCCGCCTCTGCTATCGAATAAGGGCCGTCAGCTTGCGGCACTGCTCGTTGAGCATCTGCCCGAGATAACAGCAACCACGGGGAGGACATGATGATCCCAGTGGGGCTGACATGCGAACTGCTCACATCGCCGACCATATGCTCTTGAACGTGAACACCGGAGAGGGGGCCTCGACCCAATCGGTCGTTGGTCAACCCCGAGTCGTTCATTGACCCCTGGATCGGATCATAACCCGCACCCCGAACCACATTGGAACTGCCAGCAGACGCCTTGATAGAGACGATGCGTTCCCGGGCGATGGGCTGAAGAGCGTAGATCACAGGCTCATTGACAGAACCAGATGCGGGCAACGATCCTGTCGCACTATCCGGCCAGTTACCCCACACGCCAAGCGGCGAGTACATGATCATCCGGCCTTGACCGCTATCCGTAGCCCCTTCGTCAACGATTTCCGTTTCGGCAGAGGGGTACACTCGGATGATCTCCGGTGAGTAAGTCTCACAGTCACCACCCACCATCATGTTCATGGTGTTCGGGCAGCGGTTGACTCGGAAGATGTCCGTAGAGTTCCAGTAAGTATCGCCCTCTCGGGGATATCCACTGGTCCAATGGAAGTCCTCTTCGTAAGAGACATCGGCATTCTTCTGCGAAGCCAGCTTCTTCGAGAAGCGATACACGGACGGCTTCGTAAGATGCAGATACGATCCAATGTTTTCTTCAACGAGAGGGGCCGAGAACACCCATCGCAACCCGCCTGCTGCGGAGTTGACGTGCATACCAGCGTCAACTTCAAGGATGCCGTCACTGGGTTGGCTCCCGTACAGCTTTACAGGATGAGCCCAGAGGTGATTGTTTCGGTCTCCCGTTGTGGCGTCAAGCTCGCTGTTGTGGCCCGTGAAGGACAAGAACCCAACACCCATAGTGTATTGGGCACCTGCGCTCGGATCGCCGCCTTGAAATCCCACAGAGGCGTTGGAGAAGAAGTTGATCTGCAACCGACCACCCGGCCCGCACAACCATTCAGAGGCGTGGGGAGAGGTTTTCAGTTCGTTCGTGTTGTAGCTGACAACCACGGCTGTTCCGTACACGGAAGAGACATTGTGGTCGGTCTGCCATCTGATCCAGGGCTTGCTTAGGGTGTGACCGGCAGGGAACTTGACAGCCTTTCCGTTGGTACGAACGTCTTGATTGCAGTACGTCGCCAAGCTAACAGCATCCGTTACCTGGAGACTTGGGTTCGCGGCGAGGGGGAAGATGACTCCATCAGAGTCGATGTCGTAGACGATCCCGTCCCACATATCGTCTGTGAGGACACGCCACTGTTGTCGATGTAACGCTTCGGTTGGGCCTCCCTTGGACAAAGTGACTGTCAACCACAAGTCGCTATATTCGGGCCGCTTTCCTGTTACGGACCCCTGGGAGAAAAAGCCGTAATGGGTCGCTCCCCTCTTATCGCCCTGCGGGAAGCCATTGGTTTGGTGATTCATCCCCATACGGACTCGGGGTGGTCGATACTGCAACGGCAGCGCCCCATCCCCTTGGTTCAACCCATTATCTGCCGGGTTTCGTGTTCCGTTCCCTCGATTCGATTTACGAAGAACCGCTACGGTACGGAGAGAATGGTCACCATTCTCGGGGCGGCCAAGAGTGAAGTCATCAAATACTGAAAGGGGGTAGTTTTCCACCACGTCGATGATGGTCCACCAACCAGTGTAGACATAGTTGTGTGTCCCGCAGATGTAGAGAGATCGTCCAATGTCCCCGACCCCGTGTGAAGAAGCTCCACGGAAGTTGTAGCCAGCAGAATAGAAGACGGCATCTGCGCTGGGGATTACGCTTTGTGGATCATGGGGGTTAGCCAACGGGGGAAGTAGGCCGCCGTCCACGCCACGCTTACCAAGCACAGGCACGAACTCTACGTTTGGAACGACCCGATACAGGTGTCCTGCCAGATTACGCCGGACCATCCCACCGTCAACCCGGTCGCCGTAACCGGCTTCCTGCGTACTAAAGAGGTCTTTGGTCGGGTCATAGTGCCCATTGAGATCGAAGATCAACTCGGGGGTGTAACCATTGACGAAGGGGATCAGTTCGATAATGAGGCCATCAATCTCCCACCCCTCCCAGAAGGGGCCTGCGTCCCACGGTCTAACGGGGATTACATCACCGTTAGGGTCGGTACCGCCATAGACCTCTGCCGCTGCCTCTATTTTGGAGATGTCGAGTCCCATACCCCCATTGATAAAGACTTCGGTGGAACTTCCCTCACCCAAAGTCATCAGGTAGTCCCAAATCGGATCACCGTTACCATCAACCCCACTGGACTTCTTCATAAAGAAGGCCCCATTGGATGTATCGGGGCCGATCTCTCGTGTCATAAACTCGACAGCCCAGATCCAAGGATAAGCAGGAATCTGCCCAGAATAAGTCTGGCTGCTGGTTTCAGAATACCGCTCGATTTGCCCGATAAGACGGGCGATGGGGGCGTAGTTCAATCCTGGGCAGTTGGCGAAGTCAAATACTTCGTGCCAGGGGGCGTTATTCCACGCCTGGACCAAGTTGATGAAGGTCGCTTTATTGTCCCCGTTGACGATCTGGAACTGGAAGGGTCCAGGCGTGTCTGCAACAGCGGTAAGTGCCATTACGTTGAGGAACCCTGTCTTAGCCACCGACTCATAAAGGAGGTTGTAGTCGGTGGTGTAGCTACTGGGGATCGAATAAGTAGTGACGATACCGACGTTTACAATACCGGCCCCGTCAACGTCGAGGAAAGGATACCCGCTGCCCGGGTGGACCGACAGAGCCACCTCATTGGCCGAGGTTCCCCCAGTTACGGTGACGGACCCGCCTGCGAGGATGTCCCCGCTGGACGTGACCCCGTAGTACCACAACGGCTGTGGAGTCGCAGCGGCCCCAGAAGAGTCCCCATCCCCGATGATCTCAACGAGTACCTTGGCCCCAGAAGTTCCAGGGTTGAACTCATTACTTTGCCAGTGCCCTGCGCCGCTCGCCCAAAGTGTGGGGTCCACGCTCGGGTCGGTGGTGCTGAAAGCGATGGTGACACCCGTCAGGGTGGAGTCACTAACATCAATCTCAAGCTGCGATGCGTAGGAGTATGCTCCAATCCTTGTGGAGTTCTGTTGATAATCGGGTGGCCCAGGAGACACACCAAAGGTGATCTTCTCCCCGGGAGCAATAATGTTGCTCCCACCACTAATGTCCTGTTCGGGGCCGTTCTGGAGGAAATGGAACACCGTAGTACCGGGCTGGCCGCCACCTGCTGTTACTGAACCGCCTGTGGAAGACCGCTTCACAGTACGCTCGCCGCCCCACTGACCAAGCTCTAAAGTCTCCCCCGGCTTACCAGTTCCCCTGTGCCAACGGTAGTTACTAAAGCTGTTTGGTACGAGAGAGAAAGGAGCCTGCCCCGATACTGGGCTAACGCTGCTACCGGTAATGAAAGTAGCCTCATGCCTTGCTGAAACCGGACCACTGAAGCGGAGGACCGTCTTCTCGTCCCAACCAGTTTGATCCAAGACACAACCGACGTTGTTAGCACGGAACCAGTCATTAGATGCCATAAACTGAAGCAGGTTATCGACGGTTTCTTTGGCCTTCTCTGCCGGGTCCGTTGCGTCAGAGATCTGAACTTGAGTCTCTGGGTCAGAGATGACATCCACGAAGTAGATGACGAACGTGATTAGATCGTCCCCAGAACCATCGTCTCCATCTTCTTCTTCAACGTAGTCATCCCAATCTTGAACGACAATGATGATGGTCTTACTATCCCACGAATCGACGTTGGCGCTCCCAAAGTCGGTCACAAGCTCAATCGTGCCCTTGACCATCTCATCCATCCGGCCAATGTCGCCGATAGTGAAGAATGTGCCGTTAGTCACGTCCTCCAAAACCATCCCATCCAGAACCCGCATCTGTTGGCGAGCAACCTTGGTGAAAGATTCTGCGCTGCTATTCCAGTGATTCCAAGTCTTGAAGATGTCGCCATCATCTCGACTCAAACTGTGGCGATAGCCCATGTAGACGTTGCCTGGGTGTCCACGGTGCTGTGACACCCCAGCGGAAGAGTCTGGGGAGATAAGGTTGGTCTGGACCCCCGATGTGGTCATCGTGTCGAAGATAGGCCCGGGAAGCACGGGGAAGTGGGGTTCGAGATGTCCTCGCCCATAGCCTCCGTGGAACTCGTAAAGAGGTGTATCCAAGGGGGTGTGCCCCGTGGCCCGGTTCGCCTCTCCAAAGTCAAAGTAGTCCCAACCACTGCTGTCATTTGTCCAGCGCCAGTTGGCATGGCCTTTACCGTGAATCGTCGGCGGCCCCTTCGGCAACAAGAGACATTCTCCAGTCCACGGAATCTCCAGCCCACGGATACCCGCCTGGGCTTTCTTCCCAAGGAACATCGACTTGGGACCGGTCCTCGCATCAATACTGCGATAGGCACGCTCGTAAACGAGCCCGCCTGGGGAATGGAACTTGATACCTGCTACCGTGAACGGGAACAGCGTATCGCTCCGAGTGATTAGGTCTCCAATGCTCCAGTTGTCGCCAGGAGCGCCCGCAGCGGCGTACCCCTTGGTGACACCAATACCCAAACGGTGTGGAGACGACTTGAATGACGCCGAAGCATATCGACCGGCGATGTCCATCGCCGGTAAGCCGTGAACCGCTCGACCATCATCAAAGATCAACGATCCAAGAGGCCCAACGATTACAGTGTCTTCGTAGAACTCAACTGTGTTGAAGGTAGAGGGTAGCTCCACTCCAACGTGTTGCCGGGGCTTCAGCAGATTCAGCATCGGGTAGGCGGCGTTATGGCCGAATACCGTCAACGAACCAACCGTGTCTGTTACTGGAGACCTGGGTTGCGCTCGGAACGCTCGGGCTGAAACAAGGCCGAGCCCTCCATCAAGGACTACGCCCAAGCCCAATCGGGCTGGGTGTCCAACGAAGCTCACTCGACCAGTCTGGTCTCTCTCGAAGACACCCTGGGTCGTCTGACTACTGATCAGATCATCCAGACGGTCTGCCCTCTGGGAAGAGAAGATCGTCGCACGCAAATAGGTTTCTTGTGCGGTATCCCAGATAACCGGAGACCGGCCAACACCCTTGACCGTGAACATCGCAAAGCTGCGAGTTTCGCCACGATGCGTTTGATTAGAATGGATGCCCATTAGACGGGTATCCATTCCTGCTATCGAATCAGTCTGCGGGGTGCGGGAGAACACCGGGACCAAGCGCATAGGAACCGTGTTGGCTCCAGAAGCCAACACCTTCGGGTTGAAGGTCAGGCCATGCAAAGAGGCCGGGGCACCCGTGGGTGAACCGCCTGGATCGATTACCTCTGCAACGAGGATGGGGGAGTCCCCTCCCGGGTCGGCGGAGATAGACCAAGTGTGGGACAACACAGAGTCCAGTGCGATGCCTTCCCCGTCACGGAACTCGCCTGGGTTTGCATTTTCTGGGACGAACTGGTGATGGAAAAGGCTGCCCTCGTCCAATGCGGGATTAGACGAGATGAGGGAATACCGCTCCACCCGAACTTGGAGAACCGCCACAATGGAAGACTCGGAGGCCGAGGCAGACATGCCCTGGAAACCAGTGCCCTGGACGATCTCGTCAGGAGAGGTAGTGTCCACAACGGGACCACTGCTCATCCCATCCCCTGCGGGGAAAGTCTGATAAACCGAGGCACCGTACCCGTCGATACTTCCAGAGGTACGGAAGCTCGCCGTGATCATCGGTACGCCCGTAATCCTCCAAGACCCGTCATTGGGGTTGGTGAGGGTGGGGTTACCTTGTTCGTCAAGTCGAAGATCCGTAAGCACCTTGCTGCTTGACCGGGTATTCGGACTTCCTGCCTCATCCCAACCAGGGGGTTGGGTGGGGGATAGCGTGAGATAGCTGCCAGTCAAGAACCGGGCTGGAACAGGGAGGTCTACGGAATCGACGGCGTTGGCGTAGTGGAGCATACGCTCGCCCTCGCCTTGGTCATCCCAATAACCGTCGCTGTCTTGGTCCTGTAAGGGTTCGTGAACATCGTCTCGCAACGCAGGGAACTCGGGGTTGCCTGTGGCGTATCGGAATGAAGCAAGATCAGCCCTGGTAAGGCCGATCTCAATCGTCGCTTCTTGGAGATGGAGCGTTGCTCCATCACTATTTACAGTTGTCCGCTTGGAAGCAGAGAACCCACTGGGGGTGTGCCCCGAGACAGCATCACGACCGAAGGACGTGATGGGACCGGTAGTGGTGTTGCCGAGGGCAGGAGCACCCGAGGGGGACTTTGTGTAATAGATAGTGGGAGAGCGTCGGACGTAAGCGTTCTTACCGCCCATCCCCCGAACATTCTTCAGCCATATGGTGGCGTCACCGGAGATCCGAAGACCACCCACCCCACCGATTGAAGATCCCCCCTTGAACTGGGCTTCCGTGTTGCCCCGAAGAGTGGAGAACGCTGAATGGAGCCCAGCAGAATCGAGGGGAGCGCCAACACCAATAGTAGGCAGCTTGTAGGACGAGTGCGGAGAAGGATGATGGGCATTGAACGTAGAGACAAAGACCCCGTGTTCAATGTAGGTCGTGGCATAACGCTCTTCTGCGTTTACGTCGGAGACCCCGGGCGTCGGTGATGAGAACACCAACCCTGCGGGGGCCGTTGGGTTGAGGTTGGACAGAAGGTTGATCCGACCGCCAGCCATGAAGATGGCGTTGGGAATCGAAGACTCTCCAGGCCATGACGTAACAGAGCCGCCATCGAGACCGGGGGTGGCCGAAGTACCTGTGTATCCCTTTCCATGTATCCCGTACAAAGCGGAATACAGGCTCTTGAAAGTCCCCGAAGACGTGATGGCGTTCGCATTAGCGATGATCGAAATGCTGAAGGATTCACCAACCGGGAACGCCCGGTCTGGGGTGCTGAACCCGAAGTCATACGGCTGCACTTCCGACATTCGGAGGTGACTGGGGAGCGCCGATGCAAGTTGGGCTTGCTCCGAACTCGGCCATGCTGCCCGGTCCGTGTTCATCGTCCGATGGACAAGGAACGTAAAGGCCGAGCTACCGATCTTGTCTACGGTTACCGGAGCGCCTTGTTCATCCACAGCCCCGGTCTTCAGAGACAACGGAGCGAGAGGATCAAAGACAAGGCCGTGGAACGAAGGATCGTTACGCTGCCCCTCAACAGGAACGAACGGATAGGTCTCATCCCCGGCGATGCTCAATGAGCGGCCAGTGATAATGTCCCCGACTCCGATGAAGTCCCGTACTGTTTTCTTCTTCAGAAGGGCTGCGGTGTCGTGACGATCCAGTTCCACTGCGTAGACAAGGAAGGACTCGTAGCCAGTTTGCTGTTCGCCGAACCCACAACGGGTATCCGTTGTTTGGAAGGTCTTACCAACAGAGACTTCCCCGAGACCGTGGAACTCATAGAAGTTGTCGATTGGGTCTTGGATTACAGAGCCGGTGCCGTCCCCCAGATCAATCTGGAACTTGAACGGGTCTGTGTTCCCATCTTGGTCGGTGGAGAGTGCGATCACCCGATGGCGACCATTCAGAGCTTTGTGCTCACCGAGCCAAGGAAGCTGGAGGGATGAGCCCGAGATAGTGACTTCATCCCCAACTTGGAGATGGTGGGGATGGGGCGTCGTGTTGATAAACCCATCGGGGGCCACGCCCGCCATTTCCAAACTGGTACGGTTCGCCAACTGGCTGGAAAAATGGTTCTCTGAATGAGCCCCTACACCGTAAGTGGCAAGGATCTGACCGATGCCTGCGGTAGTGGGGTCTGTGACATCAATAGGATCAATGGTGTTCTCAATGTCCCACGCCCACCGTCCCAGGTAGCCCGGGATGGCATGTTTGCCGTGAATCTTCGGGAGCCCTGTTCCTGCCTGGGGGCCACTGTAATAGGGGCTATCTCCCTTCGGCATCCCGAGGACCAGTGCCTCTGTGTCGCCATAGGTGCCCCTAATGGGAAAGGAACCGGCCATTGAACCCAACGGGGGGGTTCCACGCTGAAGGAACCCGAGGGCATCCGAAAGTCGGGCCTCGGTTTTGTTACCGTCCAAGCCACTGCCAAACTCCCACGGATTGACATCCGTGTTCACTGCGGGGGCTGGGCGATACCACCAAACAGTGGCATGTAGATCTGAAGCGCCGCCCGGTTGCGAAAACGTCAACCACGGGTTGGCCGGGTCGTTTTGACGACCACCCACCCACCGGAGTTGGGTGACATCTTCTTCTTGACGAATAATGTGACCGGGAGCGTTCTCAATAATGGCTTGTGATGTTTGGTCCTGAAGGTACTCGGGAGGGAGGAACATCCACACCCTGTCCCCAGAGTGTGTACTGATTGCTCGAACCAAGTTCTTCAGTGTGTCGAAACCACCCGAAGCAATACGGACATTGGTGCCAACGAAGGGTTTGTCGGGATGTACTACGTTGTCATCGGCGGTGAGTGTGTAAACCTGACTGCCAACGAATAGCTGCGAGCCCTCTATCGGAAGGTCTGTCCCGTAGGCTTGGGCACCGACTTGGAAGGTCTCCCATGCGTGCCCTCCGAAGAACAACCCGCATGTAGGCCGGTCGAGAGCGAAGTCTCCGCCAAGGAACTCGGCCAGATCTTCACAACCAGAGCACCCGGCGTCTCCAAAGTCTGCTGTATGGGTGAACTCAACAACGACATTAGTAAAGTCTCGATGGCTGCCAGCAGAACTTTCAGCAGAAGCAGAACCCCAGCCACCGCAAAGCAGGGCAACCTTACCAGTATCGTTGGAGCCTCCGATAACGTGTTCGGGGTGTCGTGGATCACCGGGGCCGCACCACAAAAACTGGCGTTCATCCCGGGTAAGCATGGGGTTACGGGTCAGGTTGGATACTAATGTACTCGTCCCGAGAAGACTGTTACCGGCTGCATAAGAAGCACCCGCCCCAAGGGTCTTGAAGAACCCTGCGTTGTCCAACTCTGCATCGATGTTGTTGGAAACGGTGCCATCGTAAATCGCATTGTTGAGGTAGTGGGCAACAACATTTGGATCAGTTGTGACCGGCATCTCATCGGTACTAATGACCTGGGCAGTGATCCACTTGGAGGCGTTGCCGTTCTTCGGGTCAGCCGACTTGACCGTTAGGATGTACCGATAGCCCTCTGGGAACGCCATCCCGTCCTGGGGGATGGGATCAGACAACAGATACGGCTTGGTCGGGAGCGTCGAAACTTGACGTTCCGTAAAGGCCAATCGTGTGTCTTCTTTGTAGTTCGGGGACTCAAGAGCGTCCGTGTAGAACGAAGCAATCTTGCCCATCCCACCATGACGCTGCCGTCCGTAGTGGTTGTTTACGTCTTCACGTAGCTCTTTGGCTCGGACTTCCCACCGATCAGCATTGAGGTCGTTGTTCCACACCTCGGCAGTGTGGGCGAACCAGTTGATCGGGTTGGCGGGGCCTTCTTCGGCCTCTGCAAGAATACCTGCGATCTGGGATTCCAACCCACGGGACGGGAAGGTGTCTCGTTGTGCATACTCATCACGGAAAGACGGGCGGCCAGCAAAGAACTGACTGTCGAGTCCCATATACATACGGGCATTGAGAACGAATCGGGCGCTTTCCGTTGATGCCGAGACCGCTGAACTACCAAGCTCGGCCAGTCCTCTGGAGAAGATGACTGAACCCTCAATGACGGCGCAGAGAGCCCCTTCAGATTGGGGCATCCAGTCCATGTAGTGCGGAGGCAGGGGTTGAGTTGCATCCTGCCCGGTGTTGATGTGGGCTACGAAAGTATCTGGTGGCGTCTCAAGTCCTTGTGGTGCTTGAAGCTCCAGCTTCGATACGAGGTTGGTGAACCGCCAGTACCGCATGTGGTCTTGGCGAACATCCACTCGCATGGACGAGAAGAAGCGTCCCCGCTTGATCTCAATACCGACCTCATGCTCCCCATCATCCCGACACGGGCCGCTGTCTGCGGTCCACATCTGCGTCTCGGGGACCAAATGGAATCGAGCAGTGTCGTCTGGCCCCCCAAGTGGGAAGAAGGCCCGCAGTTCCTCTGCTGGTCCGTCAACGGCTGTTGGGTAAACCGTGATGGTTCCGTCGAGGTTCTCGAACAGGTTGGCGTGAGCAAACCGGAGGGTCTTTGTACGCTTGGCAGAACCGTGTGTCGTGTCCAACTGATAGGAGAAGTCAGAGTCTCCCGTGGAGTCGATCACGGTCTCTGGGTAGAAGTCCTTGCGGAATACGACGAGGAACTCCCCGTCGTGATTGACCGTTACGCTATTGCCAGCGTCCGCACCGCCATAGACATTTCGCAACCGAACCCACGGGCCGTCCGAGTCTGTGTATACGTCCACTCCGTTATAGGAGAACGTCGAGAGTCGGATAGTGTCCGTGGTCGATGACGTTGTGGTAAACGCCGGGGCCTCGCTCGACTGAAGAATCTCGATGTGACCAGCGACCGGGAAAGCCGCCAGGGACTTCTTGAACTCCATCGGTGTGGCTGGAACAGCCAGCGCCAAGACGAGGGATTGACCCAAGACCTGACTGCCTACGATCTGTGGTGCCCCATCAACATCCGTCTTGATATCTACACGGTGACGGGCACCATAGACATCGGCTTGGGTCGAATCGGGGAGGCACCAGTCGGGCTCCATCGCTCCCGAAGTGACTCGGATGCTTGATCCAAGCTGTCCCATCTCCATCGAGTACGGAACACAGGAAGCAAAGAGAACAAGCTCACCCCGAGGGTTCAAGTCGGTGATCTGCCCAATCAACCCATGAGGATCAAGCTCACACCCCAGCTTGGGGGAGTGAGAGAGGACCACGATGCCTGCTGAATAGTCGATAGTGAGATACTGCCGTTCGTCAGCAGCATCCTCATCTAAACGAACCTCCAGGCTATCAATCGGGTTGGCGAAGTCTGGGACCAGATGATCCCCCGACGCCATAGCGGGGAAGAGGACCATTCGGAAACCGAGGTCCAGCAAGCTGCCTGGGTTTGCGTTCGTTCCAGAAAGACCCTGCTGTGAAGACGTGGTATCGAAGATGGCCTTATCGGCCTTGGCCCAGACCGTTTCGTGCCCAATCTCAATGGCCTTACCAGACTCACGGACCCAAGAAGGGTCAATCAAGTTGGTCAAGCGGGCGCTCTTCAGAGCGTCCAGATCAAACTGATACCCCGTACCTGTGTTGCTCCACAAGTCTTTGATGGGCTTGTGGATCGTGAACTTGACCCAAACCTGCGGGACCGGTTGTGAGAGATCTTGGCCTGACCCGTCGATTGCCCACGGACCGAAGTGAGCCTTACCCGTGCGTGGGTTTACTTCCTCGATCCCTCGAAGCTGGATAAACTGGTCTGTCCCCCCACGGGCAGGAACACTGGTTACTTCCCACCAACCATGTGGTGAGGCGGTCAGTTTCGGAGCTACCTCCGCAAGTTCGTCAGAATAGACCTCATGGAGATGGATGACATCCCCGGCCTTTAGCTCATCCCTCGCATCTTCAACCCCCGAGTAAGTGGCGGCCTTGAGTACGAGAAGATTGGGGGGTACGCCAGGGACTTCCAAAGTAGATGGGAGCAAAGCCCGGGACCGGCCCACGATCCGAGGGACCGGAAGAGACGACCCTTGAGCGTAAAGATTTGAGTCGCCATTACCCAGACCGGGCCAAGCTCCGTAGAACCCCTCGGTTCGCCATGAGCCAGGAGCAGCGTTGTCGTACTCATAAGGAGGCTTCAGATCGGAGTTGAGGGACCGCTCGGGAGGAACCACAACGAGGGCACGTTCTTGTCCCTTCGCATCCCCTGTACCGGGGATGGAGACCATTCGAGTGGCCTTTGGTCGAACCAACATGATCGACCGGATGATCGGGTCTGTGCTGGCCGAGATGTCAAAGTGGTCTCGAATCCGCTTACCCGGATCGAGTTGCAGGTAGTCGTTTGACCAGGAGACAACTCGGAAGATTTCATACTTCGAGGCTCCGGTCTTGGCACGAATCGCCTCTCGGAGACCCCCACCCGGGCCTGCAACGCCCTCCAGAGCGATGTAGCCGTCACCAACACCCGTTACTTGGGTGTCCGTCTTGGAGTTCTCACCCGTCTGGGTGATGATGACATAGATCCCGGCCTGACTGTTGTCACCGTAGAGATCCCCATAACCGTCTTGCAGGCTGGTGATCGAAGGAGCCAGAACACTGCTTCCATTTGGATCTTGGAGGTTCGCCCCAAGATCCAAATAGAGGCGGTCTTCACTGGAGCCTTCTTGAAGAAACCACTGCCAGTCCACGTTGGGAGACTTGGCGGTTGGCCCGATGACCTCGAAAGAGATCGGATGGCCTAAAAGAGATGGCCCCTTGACGCCAAAACGATTCGTGTTGTGGCTGTACGGGATGAAGTTGACTTCGGGGTAGCCCGGGAGACCGAGCTTGGAGGTCATCTTCGCAGGAGAAGGGGGCAGCCGCTCGTTGGAGATCTTGTCCAGATCTGTGGCGGTGGGGTCTACTTGATAGGAAGCAGCCCACGATCCAGCGAAGTCCGAGAAGATCTCGGACGCCTGCAAAGACGCCGTTGAAGACACAGAGGTATGCCGGTCAAGGTGTTCTTGCCACGGTTCACGCAAAGCTGTCGTATGGCCCTTTTCTTCGAGGGCCTTACGCAACTTTTCAAGCAGTTCCTTATCTGTTGCCATGAGACTCGACTCTCCGTGCTCTACAAGGTGTGCCGTATAGTGGGACTATCGGGGCACCGGCCATCCAAAAAAGCTCAAATATCAACTGCTTCATCAAGTGCTCCAAGCATGGTTATACTGTGTCCCATGTCGCAGGGGTTGGGACCACCGTGTCAGTGCTATCCCATGTCTGGATTGCTGGTAGGAACAGAGCCTTGGCGGCGTTGCCCTCTGAGTCATATGCGACGAGTGTAAAGTCTCCGGCCACTCCACCGGGAACTTCGTCCCGAGTGTTCCCGTCCAATGTCGAGAATCTGGACGGGGTATCACTACCTCCCCAAGAAGCAGAAACGTCAATGGCATACATTAGGTCCATCATCGAGACATTGACCCCGTACTTCCAAACTACACCTGCCGTGGGGTCATTTATGTCGTTCTGCACGGGATTCACGGAACCGGCGGCTGCCGTGGAATCGTACTCAAAACTGATGCTGTAAAAAGGCGGGGGTGCCTCGGGGGTATGTACGCTCATCCGTGAGAGCACCAGTTCGTGCGATTGGTCTTGGTTCGGGTTGTTAGCTTCCCCCGAGACACCAATGGTCCATGCAACCTGCCATTCGTTGTACGCCGCCGTGTAGCCCCAAGAAGCAGGGGCCGGAGTGTTCAAGTTCAAAGACGTGGGCGTATCAAACAGGAGCCTTTGGCTTCCAAGTTGAGTCATTACATTAGCGGTGGGGTCACTCTGTACTGCATTGGCATCGACCCCGCCAAGTGTCACCGTAACGGTGCTGCCATTAGCTAATGGCAGTGCTTCGAGAACGGTCTTGATGTGGGCCATCAGTAGAGCTATCGGCTGGCTGTCATTGTACGTGATAGCTACGATCTGATTCGGTGCGATCCCTGTTATTTGACTGCCAAACGAGGTCGAGAGGGTTGAATCGTGCGTGATGCTAATGCCTTGCCCATAGGGATAGTAGCTGCTGAAAGCGGTAGTTGGGACCGCCGTGTGAGTGACTTCCAAGTTGCCGATGGCAGGGATGACAGTACCAGCGTTGTCGAACTCTTCGGGCATGTCCCAAGTGAAGGTGAAGTCAGTCAGATAAGGTGTGACGGTCTGGGTTGCCGTAACAACGGTCGCCTGACCCATCACCGCTATGGGAAGGTTGCGACTCCAGAAACCGTAAGTATCACTCGTAATGCCCAGCAACGGAATATCCCCGCCGTTGGCTACGAGTTCAGCCCCAGAGATGCTGTCATCGCCCAAGCCGGGGAGACCATCAACTTCAGCCGGGTGATTACCCGCTGTCACCGCTGCTGGACTGGAAAGGTTGTTGTCACTGACGTAAAGCTCCCAGCCCATCATCAGTTCACTGAGGGTGGTGTTGGCCCCGTAGGTAATCGTTGTGAGTCCAGATGAGGCATTGAAACTGACCTGTACTTCGTGCGGGGTGCGGGCAGCGTCATACGAGGCTTGAATACTTCGGGTTTCAGCAGGATCGACCTCATGTCCAAGCCGCAGGAAGTCATCTATCTCCAGAATGGTCCATGTTGCCGCTACGAAGACTGGTAGAGATGTCCAGGTCACTGATGAAGTGGCTCCCCACGCCTGCTCATCAAAGTCGATGACGTTATCGCCTTGCTTCAGAGCCATATCCCAAGGGGATGTTCCACTTATGAATGAGGCATTCTGCTCATCGAGCGTTGCGACAGTAGTCCGAATACCAGCCGACTGGAGGTTTGGATCACTATCGATGGACCCCATCAAAGTGGCGAGAGTGATGTCGCCGTACTTGATTTGGTAGGTATCCGAACCGGGATCGCCGACCGTGGTTCCAGAATAATCTGCCACGCTGGCGTCGTATTCGATCTGAATCCCCACTTGAGGGGAAACCGTAGCGGGGCCGATGACAGTTTGGGTAACAGCGAATGTCCCAATGGCTGTCGGTGTGGGGGTCATCAGCGACCATGAAGTTGTGAAGTCCTGGGTAACCAATGTCCACTCACCCGAAATCGCCGTGGGTGTTTCAGCGAAAGTGTTGGCTACCAGTTCCAGAGAGAAGTGTCCGATAGTCTGAATGAAGCCATCTTCGGCGCTGGCCGCCAACGCCGAAGAGTCGTATGTCCCTATGGCTGTGACGAACGTCGCCTCTGTTCCAGGGATGAGGTTGGAGTTTGCCCAGGCATCCATCAACGCCGAGAGTTGAACCCCGGGGCCATACTTCAAGGTTAGGTTGGGGGTGGTAGAAAGTTCTACCACCGAGCCCGCAGCGGCGTTCGCATCGTATTCGACCAGCACGCCCGTCACCCCGGCTGGGATGTTGGCCGTAGACGCAGTGAAAGTCAGGTCACCCCAAGCAGTTGCGCCCGTGTTTTGACCCGGTTGTACGGAAGAGTAGGTGCTGATCGACCAAATAACGGAGTGATCCACAGCCTGGGCGACCCACGTACCAGCACCATTTGCACCCAACTCGGCGGGGCCGAGATTCAACGATTCAGTGGCTCCTGCGAGGAAGAAATCCGCACCAGTGCCAAGCATGGTGTTTGACACCAGCCAGTTACTCCCGTCGTAGAACATGGCGGATGCGTTATCCGCCGCATAATGCGACTCCAACAACGCCAACAACGCACCCATTGAGAACCCGGGACCGTAGGTCAGGAGAATCCCGTTTGCGTCAGACCCAAACAGGTGTGCGGCGATGCCAAGGGTTGGGTCATGTGAGACCGTAAGGGTCGGGGCTGTGCCACTGTAACTACTAAACGCAAGCACACTTCCGGCAGGCACAGCAGGATCAGAGGCGTGAGTAGCAAGAGTCCACAGAGACGTTGATACCGTGGGGGCGAGTGAGGCGTCGTAAGCGGCTTGTGCCAATGCGAGGACTGCTTGTGTCTCGACGTATGTGGCGTTCGCCGCCTCTTGCGTTGCCATAGCTTCGGCCAATGCCGCTTCGTTCGCTGCAAGAATGGCTTGCAGCGTAGCCACGATGGAACCGGGTCCAGTGGGAGCAGACGCAGCAATCAGTGTCGCGATTGCATCGGTCACCGATACAATCGCCGCTTGGTAATCGGCTACGGCTGCGGCTGCTGATGTAACGGCTGCATGTGCGGCATCGTTCGCTACGGCTGCGGCTGCCTGATTCTCGGCGTCTGTCGAAGTTGCAGTTGCGCTGGCTGCTTGTGATTGGGCTGTGCGTGCATTGGCTTGAGCCAGATCGGCGGATGCGGCCTCAACGGCTGCGAGAGCCGCCGCAAGAGCGGCCCCAAGTTGGTCAACTTGCTGCTGCGCTGTGGTCTGTGCTGCGATCAACCCATTGTAAACGGTTTCGCTCGTAGGATCAGTACCCTCCGCTGTATAGTGATCATACAGAGTAGTAACGGCAGTCGTAAGGGCAGCGAGAGAGGCAACAGCCTCATCGTAAGAGGATTGTACGGCGACCAGATCGGCGTTCGCTACGTTCAATGCCAACTGCGCTGCATTGACCCCAAAGGGATCAACACCGACATCAACACCGTCCATAGAACCCCAACCTCCAGTAGTGCCAATCAACTCTGTTGCTAACAGTGGGTTAGCAACTGGATCAAACGCTTGGAAGATTTCGGTCTTGGAGGCGAACATAGTCTCCAACCCCTCCAGGGCCTCTACCAGAGCCGCTGGGGCCACCGTCAGTGTGGCACTTGGATCGAGCCCTTCTACCGTGGGCTGGTAGTCGAAGACCTGAATCGGGGATGCAGTGCTGGAGGCAGCACTTGATTGTGCTTGAGCAGCAGCGATGGCCTCGTTGAGCCCTACCATAAGACTTGGAAACAGAGTCGTAAAGCTCTGTTGGACCACCTGTTGAGACGCTACTGTTGCAGCGATAGCGAAGGAGATGGCTTGAGCAGCCGATGCGGCTGCTGCCACATCAAGCTCCACAGAGAATGGGGCTGGGGCGGTGACCACAGGCAAACCGGGGGGCAGCGCCGCAGGACTGGGGGCGGCATGACCCTCGGGATGAAGAATCTCGATGCCAACCAACCCACGAACCAACCCTGACTCGAAGTCTGGGTGTGGTCCCCCATCAAAATCTCCGTCCTCGCTGTCCCAACGATGGCGGAAATCGTACTGGAGTACATTCGGATTCCCTTGCAGCGTACTCTCTCGGTCTTTCAAGACCACCTTGATCAGTACAGGAACCTCGCCAGCCACAAAGTCATGGCCGGTACTCTCAAAGAGATTAGCTACCGGGCCGACGTTCACTTTCAAGTCACAGGAGACCAATCCTGTAACGGGTTCAGCGGGGTTGTTCTTCGTTTCTGGCCCACGAACAAGACACCCTGCTCCATCGAGCTTGGGGTCTTGTTTGGAGGGGCCTGCCCCATCGGGACGGCCAAGATCCATCCAAGTCGTCAGCCCGGGGACTTTGACTTGAACAGAGATGGAATATGATCCAGGACCGGGTGCCATGTAAGCGATATCGCTTACATGCAGGCCCCAAAGGCGAAGGGTAAAGAATGGCTGACCCGCTGCGGAAGATCCATAGTCTGTCCGAGAGAACCCCACGTTGAAGCAGCGAACATAGCCACGGTCGCCCGTGATGCCGGAATAGTCGGGTTGGGCGTTGCCTGCGTAGTCTTCGCCTGCCAGGGGGCGGTGGGTTCCCGTGTAGCTCGTCTGGGGGTACAGAAGGATGCCTCTTGCCGGGAACGGAGATTGGAGCCCCTCAAACATTGGAGGGTTCCGGTCTGGTAGCCCTGCAACTTGAGCCTCACCGGGATCGGTAAAGACTGTAAGGGACTGTTCGTGCAAACCAGCTTGCAGCCAAGAAGCGTTGTTCCAGTCGCAGTCCACAGCTTCACTGTTGATGACCGCTGTAATGGTCGGAGTATGGGCTGCACGTACAGGTACTTCGATGGGTTGGGGGTTGCCCGAAGTATATGGAAGCCCTGGGCCTGCCAAACGAGCGTTCAACTCATCTTGGATATCACCCCCATTGAGAGCCAGGGACCAATCAAGCGAGTACCTGTATGACTCATCCAAGAACCATTCAACAGAGTCTTTCCAGATGGCGAGTGGCTTGTCAGCCATCAACCCGCCAGTCAATGAAAGGAGGGGGATGCCGCCCTCAAAGAAGTTCCCAAAGATGGGGTAGAGGCTCAAAGCAGATGAGTGGTTCAGTAACTTGAGACCGTTGGGGAGCATCAGTGAGACACCGATGGTCGGAAGAACGGTGCTTGCGGGACTATACGTTGTGTGTCCCAGAGGTCGTCGGAACCAAGCCCGGGGATGAGCGTCGGACGAGAAGGATGCAAAAGCGGCATCCCCTGACAGCTTCATTGTATCCACGGAGATGTTAGCGGCGGCGGTAGCGATGGGTGCAAGATCCACCCCGAAACCGGGGACCGCTCCAAGCAGATATTCCATGTCGAACTCGACACGTTGTCGCCGTGGCTTGCCAACACCATCCGTATCCACCCAGTCAGGAACATGGGTGGTGTACGAGAAGGGGGCTACCCCGAGCAAGGCCGGGTTCGGTGTGTTCAACACTCGTTGGAGATGGTCAGAAGTCCGATAGTTGTTTGCCCAAAGACCAGCAGCCGAAGTGGTCACGTCCTTGAGCCAGAAACCTGCCGTACCATCTGCCTGTGTGGGGTGGAAATATGCCACTCCAGAGACCCACATCACATTGTCGCCAACCGTCTCGTAGTCAAAGGCAGCGTTTGAGATGGTCGGGGCGTCAGAGCTTTCTCGCATATCTGCGAGAATCGATGCTCGCATGACGTGATAAGACCAGGGTGCCCGGTTGAAGTCGGGTCCAATGAGCGCCTGCCACCCACTTTCTTCAGCGTTGGCAGCGTTTGAGACATGCTCTGGATCATCGAAGTGAGCCAGATAAGCAGAGTAGATGCGGTCCTTGGTGGGCATTTCGCCCCGGGCCACCATGTCCTCAAAATAGACTTCTTTCTTGAAGTGGACCAGAACATAGCTGCCCAAATCAAAGGGAGCGTTCTCGATACCCACGCAAGGACAAGCATTGATGAGGAAGCGGTGTCGATATCTACCCAACTGGAAGGGCCAATAGTCCTTCGTGAAGTCGGGATAGTCGCCTGCTTGTGCCAGCAAATCGTCGGGCTCAAGGGCAACAGCAGGCTTTAGGTAGTAACGCCCCTTCTCACTCGTAGGGGTCCACTTCAGACGCCAACAGGCTTCATTCGAGTATTCGTTCAGATAAGGGAGACGGTAGCGGAAGAAGTTGTTGTCGTTCCCGCCTGCCCGAGCCTTGGAGTAAGCACCAAGAATGGGAATACCATTGGGGATAGCTTGCCCAGCTTGGGGGTCGGTGCCTAACCGAACCTGACCTGGGTAGGGCGTGTGAACCTCGTCTGGGTAATGGGCCTTGTTGGCACCAACCTTACGGAACACCTTGCCGTCCGCAGGGTCAACGGTGGCCGAACCGACATCCTCGCCCAAGCGGATTAGGAAGTGGTCGTTGTCTACCAACTCAATGATCCAGTCAGTGTTCAACCAAGGATGTGTTGAGTTCTCTCGAACACTGACTACATCAGCTTCATCAAATAGGTGATTCGTTACGGTAAAGGTGACTTCGGTCCCATTGAGGACGAAGGAACCAATCTCTTTAGACTCATCTTGTAGCTCATCGAAGTTGTAATACGGAGAGTCCTGACTGAAGATGAGGCCATCATATCGAATGCCACTGTGCAGTTCTTGAAGGGAGCTTTGCCCCGCAGCGGCTCCCGGCCACTCATAGGGATCGAAGTCTCCGTTCTCGTCTTCACCCATAAGGAAGATGCCACCTGGGTCGCCGTCACATGGACAGCCTTGGCCCAAGATCCCCTGCCCCAACAAGATGGCGGCGGGAACCTGCTCGGCAAGATCCTGGGCCATGAACGCTGCGATGTCTCCACCAGGAGGCCAGTAGATCAAAGCGAGAAGACCACGGTCTGCCGGGTGAATCATCCCAGATAGAACGACCGGAATCAGTCCGTTGTCATCGACGTTCGTTCCTGTTCCGATGTCATACGCAGGGTAGATACGAACAGTGTCTACTCGCTCATGCACATTGTTGTTATCTGATCGAGTGAACGCCCCGGCGTGGGTTAGACCTGCACCGCCGCCCGAATAGGTAACAGCGTGGATATTGAAGGTGTGGTCTGTCCACGGATCGTCACCGCCTTGAGACCACTGCTCCCCCGCCATCGTGTAGTCATTGTCGAACTGCTTGCCCTCTGCCTCAAAGGGCCTGTGTTCCCAAGCCGGGTGAGTGGGGTGCCAATAGTAGGGATAGATCGATGCCGGTGGGTTGGATGTATGCGTAAAGATAGCGGGGCTTCGGAAAAGCAAAGACGCATCGGTCAACTTCAGAACGCCCCAATCGGGGATTCCAGTCAGATCAAGGAAGCACCGCTCGTAGCCAACCTTGGGAGGCTTCGGAGGGATCAGTGCTGAAAGTTCGTCCAGGGCACCTTCGACATCATCTGCCGTAAACACCCCACCTGGGTTCCCATCAATAGAGATAGAGGCTGCCGGATGGGCTCCGGTCTCATCATCGATGTGGGTTTTCAGGGGAGATGATCCAACACCACCAGGGCCAATGCCGTGGTCATGTTCGGCTTCTGCATGAGAAGCATCTGCCTCATCGACTTTCCCCGCCTTACCGGGAGTAAGTGTCCAGTTGGTTTCTTCAACGGATCGAGAACCCGCCCCAACCCGGATATCACCAGGATTCTTTTTCCGGGGCATCGTTAGTCTCCCACCGTGAGAAGAAGGTTCTTGGTTCGATATACAGCGGCACAGGTCGTGTTCCCATCATCGGTGAAGACCACGGTGTTATCAGTGTCGAGTGCGGCGAATCGGCTCAATACAATCAAAAGCATTTCGTTGCGTCGATAAAGAATCCCACCAGCGGCACCTTTAGCATCCTCGGTTGCTCGAACTAACATGGGGATAAACACTTTATGGCGAACTGCTCCCGACAAAGGTTGGGACATGATCGTCGGTCGATACGTGCTGTCATCCGCAAACGGATAGTAAGCTCGGAACTCCATGTCCTTTCGAGGCTTCTGCTCGTTTTCGTCGCCCCCGAGCCGCAGGAGTTGTGTCCTGTCAGCCGGGACAAATGGGTGAAGTGACAACAGTCCAGTCGTTGCGTCAAAGTCGTCAACACTGGTTTGCGCCGTAGCGCAGAAATACCACTCATGGGTTTGACCAGCGACCCAGGCTTCATCTCCCCCAACTTCACCGGATAGACCTGACCCATCATTGATAGGGATTTGGTCCAATGGGGCGATGTAAGGGAAGGACGAATCCACAGAACCCATGCCGACCTGACCCGTCCACAGGTTATCGGCCATGATGAGAGGTTCGACTTCCAACTTCGATGGGAGTTGCCCACCAGCAAGCGGGCCGTTGATGTCCCCTTCCTTCACACCGCATGTCTGGGGTGCGTTGGACCGGAAATAGGCAGCGATCTGATAGCCCGTTCCTGCGCCTCCCCAGTTCGGTAGGGGGTCTTGAGCGAAGTATGTCACTTGGCAGAGTGTTTGAGTCCCACTCAATAGATTTGCCAACGAGATGACTCTCTCGCTGGACCCATAGGCACTCTGGTCGTCGTTTACACCTACGGGTGCCGTAGCAGGAACGTCGGATACGGTAAGGAGGTGGCTCCCGCTCCGGTAAACTCGTCGGGGCAGCCGCAGTTGATTTTGTGTCGTGCTGACGATCTGTTCTTCATGTCCCGGGACAGACCCAATGGGTGCCCCACCACCGTTATGTCCTGCGACATACTCCAGCTTGACCTCCCGATAGCCAGGACGCCATTGGGGAGGAAGGGGGTGTTCCATGTCGGTCGGGGGTACGCCGCCGCACTGAATGATCTCTCCAAAGGGGTAAACCTCTGGATCGGGTTCGACTTTCTCATCTGGGGTGTCCGTCAGGCCGTAGCCGATTGGATAGGACACCTCGACTTCAACGAAGATTCGACGTGGAGAGCCTGCAAGGAGAGCCAGATCATCACCGGCAGAGCGGACGAGCTTGTACTCATCATTGGAGTTCAAAATGACCGGCAACCCACCGGAAACCGTGTCATCGTTGGCATCCAAATGAAGCTCAACATGAGCGGTCCCAAGCCCATCAATGTGCTTGATCTGCACTCTTTGGTCCACGGGTTCGGTTGCGTCGTAGTGACCATCGTCATGGTGAACCAGCCAGACATCGGTAATCACCATGCCGGGAGGGGCGAACTGCGTGACATAAGGCCCGTCTGGGAAGCTGTTGGCCCAGGCTCCCCCAGAGAACACACCACCCAAAGTTGAAGCGTCGAAGCTACCCAGGTTCAAGTGGAGTACATCGTCTTCTGACCAACGGTTTCCGTTGCCTGTCTTGGAGACGTACTTGCCGTCATTGAGTTGACCAGGGATTCCGTCTGGTACAGCCCCAGAGGCCGCCCGGTCTCCAGGCCAGAAAGCGAATGTCATTCTCTCGACCACAGCTTGGTCGCCGAATCGGCGGGCGATATGGTCGAAACTCCGAATCGTAGTGCCCCGTTGGGTGTCACCCGAATGAGGGGGGTTGCCTCCCTTGCCCTGCTCTCTCCCGATCTCGTTACAAACCAAGAATCGAGTAGAGACGTTGCCGGAAGACCCTCCGAGAGTGTCCTTGTCGGAAGAATCGATGGCCCAAGTTCGGAACTCCCCATCCAGAAGAGACTGGATTTGGTATTGAAGCTCGGCCTTTAGATCATGCCCCGCCATCGCCACATGGCGGCGGAGGTCCAGGATGTCATTGGCATCAATACAATCGCTGAACAACGCATCTGGGCGGTCAGAGTGGCCCGCAGGGATAACCCCCAAGGGGCCGTTGTACCCGCCGTGGTCATGCGTAGGAGCGCCGTTAGCATTGTTCCTCGGGTCGAAGCCCTTGAAGGCTTCTGGAGCGTTCCAGATGTCGTTTCTGCGGAACACAAAACCAATCGGAATGGCATAAACAAAGCCATCTACGGCTCCAAGTGCCGCTGCGGCTTCCTCGGACCCGTCTCCTGCAACGAAAAGCCCATCGTCTTGGATTCCATAGGCAACTGCATCAGAGTTGTCCCTAACGCTCTCACGGTCTGCCGGGACGAAGGGGTATTCGTCTACCGGGACAGACAGAGCGCCCTGTGCGTTCGTTTGACCCTCACCACCGGGAATGTTCCGTGGTGTGGTGAACCCGTCTGGGTGTATCTTATAGTTGACACCCTCACCCGCTCCGGTTGCTCGGATGCGGTACTGAAGCTGAATCCTCTGCGTAGACTCGGTATCAATGAAGGGGTCGGCCAGATCGTCCTCAAGCCATGTCACTTCTGGGGACTGCACGTTGCCGTGCCGCCAGATCTTGTTTTGAGCGGGCTTGTTGGGGCGGTCTTCGCCGCCAGTGAACAGCCCACCCGGGATGACGATCTCTGTGGCCTCCGTGGATACGACTTCGATAGAGATCGTGTTGCCCGAAGCACCTTGAAGATTCGCCTTCAAGGTGATCACTTCCGTACCGTTCGTGTAGGCGGTAACCCCAATGACCGCATTGTTGATGGCATGGGCCAGATAATCTGCTGTGGAGCATCCGTTGGCTCCGATCTCCCAGTTCGTGGAATCGGGGATCGAGGGGTAGCCTGTACCTTCGGCGGCCACGACAAAGTGAGTCTGGAGGCCGCTACCTCCGGCACTGACGGGAACCGTAATGGCTACCTCATCTACACCCACCTCCAGAAGAGGGGGCGTGCCACACTCATGGATCGTAACCGTCGCCCAAGCTCTGGGGCTTGGGGCAACAAGAGTCTTCCACACTTCCAAGAAGACGAAATCGGTCCTCTTGATCGTGGCGTTCGTGCCGTCATAGGTGGTCGGGGCAGGCAACGTGATGGTGTTTCCACCACCCACTGAAGTATCGGTGTACTCCACGACAACCGGATTACCGGCAACGAGGGCGACCATTTTCTTCATGCTAAAGGTGTTCGGAGCGAAACCTTCGTCACAGGAGTGCTGGAAAGTGAAATCCAAATAGCCGTCTCGGAAAGTCTGACCCTTCAGCCAACCGGACTGGGCTTCTCGGCGGGCGAGAAGCTGCCGAGTGTACTCGGAGATGTCCTGGCTCAAGTTCAGTTCTGCGTCGAGAACGGGCTTCCCCGACTGATAGACGACTTGATTGAGCGACCGCTCCCCGAGCTTCAGATGACGGGAAACCTGATTAGGTTGTCCCGGGACTGCGCCCGCGAGGTCGTCGTAATGCTTATCGTGGTCCTTGATAGCCATTCCTCGACCTCATCAAAAGGTTAGACGCCAAGTGATCGTCAGAATGGCTGTGCTCGGTTTGGTGACTACACTGAAGGTCAAGTAGTTCAAGAGCACATCATATTCTGTAACATCCAACGTAGCGTCATACGTGGGATAAGCGTTCGGATTGGGGTTCAACACGGTCGGGTTAGCTGAAACAGTGGACACAAGGCCCATTTCGTTCAGAGGCCCTACCGCTTCTGCCTCTCCGAATGTCGTCGTAAAATCCACAACATTGGTGGGATAAGACACTGCCACACCATCTGGATTGCGGAAGGTCGTGGAAGCAAAGGACTTCCGTGAAATCTCGTTGTTGAGTCGCCGTTGCTCTGCGCTTGGGGCATCAGGAGAGAGAAGGTTACCCGTGGCTCCCGTACCCACCGACAGCATGTTGCATCCGTGGTTGGGTTCCACACTATTACGGAACAAACGAGCCGCTTGAACACCCGCATCTCGGGTGATCACATTGTCTCGTTCCCAATGGGTTAGCACCCCACCCGTGCGAGCATCTTCCATGTGGAAAATGAACCTACCGTGCGGGGCGTCCAGATAATCTGCGAGCTTTAGTCCCAGACCAACCTTGAAGGCTGACCGGGTTCTCCGCAATCGTTCTCTATACTGGGCCATTCATCTACTCCATATCGATCTCTACTTCTGGGTGTCGATAGACCGACTACCGCAGCAGACAAGATCAATAGTCAATCGATCCAGATCCCCCACCAACCCCACCTTCGGTCTCGCCGCCGTAGGGATCGCCGCCGTATCCACCATAAGTTGGAGTGGCGTCTGGAGATTGAAGGACAAAAGTGTGTGCGGAACCGTCAGGCAACATCGCCCCCCCTTGCAAGACCATACCGTTGCCCAACGCCGGAATGCCGTCCGGTTGCAAAGGATTCCCCCCATATAGCAAAGATCCGGTACGGAACACCTCCCCATATTCTTCCGAGCCAACCTCAATCTGCTGCTCCAAAAGCTCTCCACGCCTTCCAGGGATGGGCGTAGGCACCAATGAAGACAACCCGCCCCACGGTCCCAGCCGAGAATGAGCGGCGGCTTGCTCCATCGTCGCCAAGCAAGCACCGTGATTGTGGATACCCAAAAACCCGTCTGGAGCGTCAGGAATCCCGTCTGGGAACCGAGTAACGAGGGCATGTCCCGTAGGGGCTACATTGTCTGATTGGGAGCCGAGGAAGAGTATCTGCTCATGCAGATGCCGGTGATAGTTGTCTGGGCTCTCCAGGTCCGTAGCGTCCAAGATAACTTGATCCAACGTAATGTTCCAAGTCGTCTTCTGGTCTATGCCCCCATGAGCCACAGGCCATGTCATTGTTGTGCCTTGGCGAACAGACTCGCCGCCCGCCAAGTTCCCACCGAGAGTCTGGTTCCCACCGCTTGCGAATAGGATCGTCCCGGGCATCCCTCCGTACTGCTCATAGTCGGGCTTGGGGATACCGGAATGTTGCTGTTGGAACAGGGAGCCTTCCAGAGCGATCTCTCGGAAGCCGTGGGCTGGAGACCTATCATCACAAAGGGTGGTCAGGAGTCCAATATCTCCGTCGTTGGAGATCTCAAAGAACTTCATCGAGTCATAGAGGGACTCTGGATCGTCAGCGAACGTGACCGCCTTGAAGGGGTCGTTCAACACGAAGTCTTGGTCACTGTTCAAGACATCATAGAAGTAGCTGATTTGAGCCCCGGTCGTGATGCCTCTAATGGCGTCCGCCGTCTGGTTACGGGCGAAGGCCGGGGTGCCTTCGTTCAAGAGAGTGATGCTGTCGTGGAGGGGCTGGCTCTTGAGATAGGTCTCGGTTGTCGGAACGTCATGGTCCGACGTGAAGATAATAGTGGCCGTAACGTGTTCATCGGAGAAGGTTGTGGCCGTCAATGTGATCAACTGACTGGAAATATCGAAGTCCCAGTTGTCTGAAGGGATGATGGTATCCCCCTCCAACACCTTGAAGATCCGTGAAGCGTAGATGTGAGCAGCCTTCAACGAAACCCGTGAAGAATCGAGCGTCTCCAAGACGACTTTCTCGGGATAAATGTCCTCTGTCGTCTCCCCAGACGTGATGATGTTGGATTGATTGAGGATCATGTGCTCGGGGGAACGCAGATCATCAGTCGGATGGTTGTAGATGCGGTAACGCAGCGACTCCCATCGTTGCTGGCTAACAGACCGGGGATCGAGTGCGCCAAACGTGACTACACCGAAGGTTTCCTCATAGCCGATATCCGGCAGGTTCCTGTATTCGACATTGATCCAACCGGCACTGGGAGACGTGATGTCCGTTGCCCACTCCCCATCAAAGTACGGAGGCGGTGGTAGATCTGTGCGAAGGATTGTCACGCCCCATTCGGGGTCTCTATGGATACGAATGTCCAACGAGTTGCGCCAATCCATTTCCTCGATAACCGGCCCGGTAGGGGAAGAGTTAGGGGCCGTGGAAGAATCGATACGGGGCAGTTCCCAGTTGTTGATGTTGTCTGGATCACGACCTCTCCAGACTCCCAAGGTGCGCTTGGCATCTGGGGGAGGCTGAACATGGACAGACACCGAATCCCAATGAACTTCCGCAGTGCCGCCGTGATGCCCAAAGATGAGCTTGGTGTTGCTCGCTACCGAAGGGAGCGCCGTGAACTCCAGGGGAACACTAATGGCATCATCCAAGACGAGGACCACCGTGTCTCCCACAGCATCGATTAGAACTCGATAGGTATGGAACTCCCCATCTGTCCAATCGAACAGAAACTCCCCAATAGGGGCTCCAGAGGTCTGATTGATTGTGACTGCCGGTTCCTCTCCGACGTATCGAAGAGTCACAAGTACCGCTCTGGGGGATAACACCCCGCCAGCCCACACTTGGAAGGTGATGCCGGTCCTTCCCTCGTCGTCTACCTCAAAGGACTTCACGGCGAACCGGGCTTCTGCTATCCGGCTGCCAGTGTCCTCAAAAGACATAGATGAAAGATCAAGAGAGGTCTCCCAACCAACCAGTTGACCCCCGACTTCCCCACTATGGGTAGTCACAAGGGTCTGGCCTTCAATCTTGTGCCCGAGAGCCCCTAACTTTTCCCAGGCCCCGTTGGGGTCGTCCTGGGGAAGATACAGACAGGACAACGAAGACGAGGGCATGGAAACCAACCGCCTCAACCTCAACCCTTCAGCTTCCATGTAACAAAGGGCACTCAAGAGAACCCTTTTGCGGGTGTCTCGGACCTCTACTTGGGCGTCTCCCGCACCAAGGATGCCGCTATCGACACGGAACTTGGCATCGACATCGATCTGGGCGTCAGGAGCCAAATAAGGCTCCAACCGGGTGTACCTGTATGCCAGATCAGCAGAGGACGAGGCAGACGTGCTCTTGAGCAACAGTGCATCTGCGGTCGCATCGATCTCCGAATACCCGAAGATCTGTTCCCGAAACCACTCAACGTCGTTTGGGTTGTCCTGGGGTAGAGCGTTCATCTCTGTGAACACCGAAAGCCCCTGCGAATGAACGATCTCGTAGTCGGGGCTGACGGAATACCTGAAGAAAGACCACACGGAAGAGTTGGTTGCCTGACGATCTACGGAGCCCCAGAAGACCTGCCCTTCCTTCTGGGTGTTCAAGAGCAAGGGGACCAAGGCGGGCTCTGTGAAGGAAGGGGGGTCCGTCAGATCAAGGAACATCCCCGAAAGTTCCCCAGACACGTATAGCTTGGCCTTCTTCTCTATTGGATCGACCGTCAGAACGTAGGAGAGCGTCTCTGAATGTTTAGATTCCAAGACAACCGTGAAGTAAGTGTTGTCCCAGAGGCCAGCTTCAGCAGGAAACTCTCCTTCAACAGTGATCGTAGAGGTGCCGTCTGTCTGGTGGACCAGAGCCTCAATCAGATAGGTGCCTTCCTGGGAGCCATCGAAGATCTGAAACCTCGCCCCCTCTTCCAGATCATGGGGGAGGTCCGACGTGATGGCCTTGGCTGTTGTCTGGTTGAGGATCTCAATGGGGACTTGAGGACCGATAATCCAAGACTCTATGAGATGGGGGTTCGCCCCGTCTTGGAGCAGTCCGATATGTTGAACCGGGTCGTCATCTTCGTTGTGGGACGGCACCTCAAGCGCACCAACCAAGTACAGGTTGCGGTTGTTGTGGGTTCCAAAGCACATCCCGGTAAAGACCCCGTGAGGCTCTGACCCCACGGTCTTGAACCGGGCCACCAGTCGTACCGTCGTGGGATGCGTCAACTCGACGAGGCGGTGATAGAAAGCCACTCCAGGCTCTCCGTTACCCTCATCTGTCAGTGTATAGGTGCCTTGACCCGCATCGACACCGCCGTCGTCTTGCCCAAAGAGGTTCCAAGAGCCCAACGGCTCGGAAAACGGCGTATGCGAAGCGCCCGTATACATCGTGCCGTTCGCCATGACGTGCCTCGGGCCGTCATAGAGAGTCCCGTCCTCCAAGTAGTACACATCAGTCGGCTTGTTCAGCCCCTCGTAGTAGGCCGTAATCGGAACCGGAGTGTCCTCGAACTTGTTTACCGCAACCGAGTTTGGGTTCTGGTTCAACAGCAACGTGACAGGGCTGTTCAAGCTGGCTGTGTACGCCCGCTCGAACCCCAGATACCGATGCCCGATATGAAGGGGTGTCCTACGGTCAAGAGGACCGAGAGTTGTCCCCATCGGAAACCGTGCTGTGTCGGGAGCGCCCTTCGGGTGTGTCTCGTCTTGGATCTGTTCCCCGTGTGCCGGGGGATCATGGTGGGCGCTGGAAAGATCCCACTTGTTGAGGGTCAGACCTTCCCAGTTTAGGCCACGCATCTCCATCACAGGTGTAGCGAACCACTTGTAGTCAACAGAGATAGCCATGTCCCCAACAGGCATCTTCGGGATTGGAATGACCGTTGAGATTCTTCCTGTGTATGGGTTGACCCCCGCTATCTCGACGGGGGTGTCGTTTACCCTGACCTCAACATCCTGCTTGGTAGCGGGGGTAGCGTCCCCCCACCCTTTGACCAACGGACCTCTCTGGGTCAGCAGATGATCCTTGGTGAGTAAGTCGGACCCCGTGAAGAGCGCCTCGACATCGTGCATAAAGTTCCACAATGAGGAATACAGCGTCCCGGTCGCCCCGAACCCCACCGAATGAAGACGAAAGTTAGAAACTTTGTAAGTTGCTGAAAGATCCAAGGAGACGCCAGCGAAATCCGCAGGCTCTTCAATGAAGGCCGTACCGATAGCTCCGATGGGAGTCCCATCGAACAAGAAAGCGTAGATACCAGCCTTCTGATTGCGGATTACAGTGATTGTGTGGACGCCTTCAGACCACACTGCTGGAAGGTCTGCATACTCCCCAATGGACAAAACATCTTGTCCCGAAAGTTTGGACAAAGAAATGGAAAGTTTGGTCTCTCCGTCTGCAATCACCAACTGGGCAAGCGTGTCGTTCTCGCCCATGATGGGCATTACAGCGGCGTTGCCAGCATCGAACGTGATGTCCGTGCGGTACGTGGACGTGATCGGAATGATCCGACCCGAGAGGTCGAGGAACTGCCAGCCGTAGGTATCGCCGACCTCTTTAGTCATCGAGAGGACAGTCGAAGCGTAGGATGATCCAGTGCCTACTTCAGATCCCGAAAAGTCTGAAGATTCATTCGGGAGGTAGCTCCCGTCGTAGCTGATCGCCGAGGCCGGTGAAAGAGTGCTGCCGTACTCGATGCTCGTCATCCCCTTCACCGAGAGCAGAACCTTGTCCGACTCGTAGTTGTGAGGGTGCTCTGCAAGGAGGACGGTCAGATCAACCGGGTATGGATCGACCGGAGCGAACGCATAAGAGGGTAAGAACTTGGTTCCAGGGGAGAACTCTTCTGCCTTCAGCATGTCGCTGCTGAAGTTGAGAAGCAGTCTGTCACCAGCAACCGGAGTCACGGTGTATGTAGGAGCATCTCCCCGAGCGAAGAACACTGCTTCGTTCGACTGGATCACGTCGAGGTTAGCGCCCTCTCCGATGTCCGTGGGAATGACTACCTCGTTCCCCGCAATATCCGTGATCCCAACGACTACCTTGACCTTGTAGGTGCCGCCAAGGGTCGTACCGAGATGTGTGAGGATGATGGAAGTCACGCCGTCTGACGTGATTCGTTCTTCGTCTGCATCTTCAGCGTAGGCGGTCCAAGGAACTGCAACGAAGTCAGCCGACCCGTAGCCGGGGACGCCGAAAGCACCACCCCCAGAGTCAGAACCGGGCGGAGGGTCGAAAGTACCTCCGTATCCTCCGCTCGGTCCCACGGAACCAACGGGGGGTAGGGAAGCTGGTTCCGTATACTCGGGGATTGGGATGTCAGCACCAGCATCTACGGAACTGACATTCCCAACAGAGACGGACAAGATGGCTGTCTCCGCCCCAACTAAAGCGATTAGATCATAGGACGCCGGATCGGACAGGGCCGGATTCCGTGGGTCCATTGGTTCCGTGAAGAAGACCTCGACCTGTGTTCCACTGATCGAAATAGCAGACGATACTCTTGGGTCTCCCAACTCCTTTGAGCCGAAGCCCATGAAGCCGTAAGGATCTCCACCGTACCCGCCGCTGATAGCGAAAGGGGTCGCTGGAAAAACGCCACCGCCATACGGAGCGAACCCTACACCCTCTCTACCGTAGCCCCCGCCAAAGACCTTGGGGACACCGCCAAGGGTGCCGTCTCCATAGTCCTTGAGACCATAGCTCGAACCCCCATAGCCAGCCCCTTCAGGATGAGCGGGTGGGACCACCACGTCATCCGTAGAGAATGGCCCAAAGGGCGATAGTTCAAGACAATCATTTGGGTCCGTCATTCCAGCCCCGTAAGCTCAATCAGATGATGAACCACTTGGCTGGGCCAGCACCACCATTGTTATCTACACAAATCACCAGCAAGGACTGGTTATCCTCCGTCATCTCCACGGCATCCGTAGAGGTATCGATCTGGCCGCCCCCACCAGCAGTGGACACCGTTATCTTGACTGGAACCTCGGGAGTTACTGGTGGATCATCACCATCGTCATTCCACGTCAAGCTCGGAGCACCACCAGCGGTCTCGTCTTTGATGTGAATCCTTCGACCGATCAAAGCTCCAGTAGCCTCTGTATTCGGCAACTCCACGTTGATGTCAGTGTTGTTAGCAGGATCAGCCTGGGCTGCATTGACTCCGACGTAGACTGCATTGATATACTCGGCTGCCGTCAGGGTAATGTCCGCTTGAATGTCCGTGTGGACACTCAAGACCGCACCACCTGTCAGGCTCTCCCAACCGGCACCCGTGCGCCCCTGGAAGTCATTACCGTCGTAGCGGAGTGTACCCACTGCGGCGTCTGCATCTGCCGAAGCACCGATCTTGACGGCACCAGCGACTTCCAGCTTCTCGACCAGAGCGGCATCTGTACCAACGCCAATACAACCGTCAGCCGCATGTTGGAAGTGGAGCATCGACGTGCCGCCACCTTGACGGTCATAAATGTCCAAGTCTCCATCGGCCCTGGTAGTGATGCTCCACTTGTTCGAGCCGCCATGTCGCCAGTAGATGCCAGCTTGGTCGTCGTGCAGCCCGAGGGCGTCCATGATGAACAGGGAATGTGAATCCCCCGCATCGGAGAACAGCATTAGATCACCGTCTTTACTTTCACCGCCGCCTCCGATCTGAAGGTTCTCCGTGGGAGCGGTTGTACCGATGCCTACATTTCCACCAGGGATAACGACGAAGGGCGAACCTTCACCCTCTTCGTTGATTGCGAAGTAGTCATCTGCATGATGAGCGATGAGGTTCCAGTGAGAGGTGGCACGCTTGAGGGAGATCACGGGGTCGCTGGCTGCATCCTCGATACTCAAGTGAGCTACGGGCGCAACTCCAATACCAATCTTCCCAGCCTCAACGTGGACATTCCCATTCGGGATGATGATGTCGCCGTTGGTCGTGACAAGATCGATGTTGCCCGGGTCGTGAAAGTTCTTCAGTGAGACGTGGGTGTTAGCCGGGTTGAGAAAACCCCAAGCAGCCTGGAGAACTGGATCATTCCCAGCCCCATTCTCCTTGTCGAGCAACTGCACCTGTGGGTCTGCGTTGGTCCCGAGTACACCGTTGTCGATGACACGAATCATCGAAGCGGAGTCCATGTCGAACGAGAGGCCCGTCACAGAGTCCCAAGTCAGTGCTGCATCGCCCTCAAGCGTTGCATCGGCCCCCCAAAGGGCTACCTCGCCGGGATTCCCGCTACCTGTGACGACTGGCATCGGAGCGGCGTTTGACTCTCGGCGGTAGTAGAGACCGTTGTCGATCAGACCACCTGCCCCGTTACTGACGAAGATGGCCCCTTGGCCTGCAATCGTAGTTACACCGCCTACCGTGCCGTCTCCGTCAGCAGCCGTATGATCGGCTTCAGCGAAGATCACACAGGTAGGATCAATAGCACCGGGGACCGTGAGCTTCCCGGTGTCTGCGTCGTAGGTCATTGAACCTACGAGACCACCTGCCCCGATCTCGATCTTGTTGTGCTCGGGAGCATGAATGTTGACGAACGAGTCGTAAGAACCCGCCGAATACACCGCATGGGGAGCAGCCCCGCTACCCGAAGAGACTCGGAGGTTACCCACGGTCTGGCAGACCGCATTGGCAGCCCCGCCGTCCGTGGGCTCATCGAAGACATACAGGATCTCTGCAAGTGGCCCTCGATCCGTGGAAGTCAGAACGAGCTTTCCTGCGCCGTCATCGCTGGCGACCAGGAGCCCTCCGCCTTCATCTGGATCATTGAACGCAGCGATAACTGCCGCGATGTCCATGCCTACCGTGATGCTGGCCTTTACATGGCCCATCGCAGTGGCGATGACGATCTTGCCCGCCGCATCTGTTATGCTACCCCCGGCCCCGAAAGCGCCGGGTGCCCCTTGGGCAGTCAACGTGGCGAAGCTGGCTCCACTCAAATCAACGAGTCGGACCCAACCGTATTGTTCTTCACCCGTGAGGACCGCATCAGCCGTGGCATAGCCAGGGGCCAAGAAGATCGTTCCCGGGGAGCAGTCGTTCCCGACAGAAGCCAGATCGTTCAGATAGCTACCTGCTTGGAGGTAGACACCGCCCGCATGGGGGCCAATCGTCGCCTTGTCGAGTGAGTCACCTGCCCGAAGGATGAGCCAGCCGATTGATCCATTGGATGCGTTGCTGGTGCTCTGCGTCTGAAGGCGCATGTTGTAGTTATGGGCAACAGACGTTGAACGAGCTTGAACAATCGCTGCTGGCAAAGACCGATGGTTGGTGATCGTTTCCCCACACGCAACGATGTCGGACGGCCAGATAGTGTCGCCCATCAAGATGTGCGGGCCAGCCAGGAAGGGGTTTGGCTCAAGGATGATCTCGGGGGTATCGATACCCCCGACCTCAACACTGCCTTCGACCTGCAAGTGGCCGTTCTTGTTGCCTGCACCCGCACCGACCGTAACCCCCGGAAGATCCGGGGCAGCCGCTTGGATGATCTGAACGGGGCCTGCATCAGCGACGATACGCCGACCGTGGCCTGAACCCTTGAGAGGCGGATCGACACTGGTGAAAGCGTCATACGCCCCGTCGAGGCCCATGAATACATTGGACCCGTCCGTTGAAGAGGACAGGGGAGTCGCCAGGACCGTGAGGTCGTCTACGGCATCCTGTACGCTCTCGGCACCCAACTGGTGGGGAGCAGGTACAGCTACCGTCCCATTATTGAAGGGGTCCGCATAGACCGAAAGGTGCTTGACGGACTTGCCTTGGGTCTCGGATACCACCTCGGGAGCGGCTGCGGGGAACGTGAATCCCCCATAGGTGGACGATTCGAGGTAGATCTTTGAGGTTCCGGTGACATTGGTCGTGTTGAACTGAATGTCGGCGGCACCAAGATCACTGTGGTTCAGATACAGACGGAGATCGCCTGCTTTACCGCCCCCTCCCACGACAAGTCTCTTGTCGGGGTCGTTGCCCTGAACTTTCGAGTGGACGATGTGCAGGGCATCTGCTGAAGAACTGATTGTAGTCCCGTCAGCGTGTGAGGACAGAATCTTACTCCGAACGAGATTGGCCGTGTAATCTTCGTAGATCCCGTTGCCAAAGTCCCCGTTCAACCGGATTCCAGAAGGCCCTTGAACGTAACAATCCTTCAAAGACAGGCTGCCATTATCGCTGCCCGCCATGATGGCGCACATCGCCTCGTTGGAGATCCCGTTGGTAACAGAACAGTTGTCTAAATCCGCTGATGCCATGTGGGCGATATCAGTGGTCACTACCCGTAAGGCACTTGGACCCGTACCAACCGTTTGTCGGATCGAACAGCCCTCCATCTGCATCATCCCACGACGAACATCCACCACAGGTTTGGTAGATTCAGGGCGCAGGTTCTCGAAGACGATGTTCTTACAGATGACCAGATCTGTATCGCTATCCCCCGAATAGATGTGGCTGGTGCTTGTTGCAGCGGTCTGGACCACCACCCCACGGACATACTTCTCTGGAGCATGAAGACCGATGAGATGGACGTTTTCCTCGAACACCACGTCCTCGATGTAGAGGCCGGGGTAGATCAAGACGTAGTAAGGATGCTCGGGTGTTAGGGCCGCTTCATCACGCTCTGCACAACAATGGGCATAAGCGATAGCTGCATTGATTGACGAGAAGTCAGCGAACCCCTCGGCACCAGTCGTGATGCCCGAAACCTCCAGAGCGGCTGGGTCTGAACCGGGCAGATGGACCGTGTTTTGTTCGTCGTTGATCCCTTGCCCAGCTTCCCACGTATGGCGTCCTCGGTTCGCATCGACGTACAGCACTCGGCCAGAAGTGCTGACACGTCGAACGTAAGCAAGGAGTTTCTGGAGGTTCTGGTTCTGCTGGTTTGCCCACCCCTCAGTCGTCAGATCATAGGGAATGACCCCTACGGCATCCCGTCGCTCGCCCGCAGCAACAAGACGTACATCCCCGAAGAGGGTCTGGTAACGAATCCGAACAAAGCGTGTCTGCTCGGAAGGAAGTCCCGCATCAACCACCAACCGGACCAAATAGGCCCCTTCATGGTCAACCGTGAACTGACAGACAGTCCCGCTTACGCCAGGGGGTGTCTCCAGCCCCGCTGCTGATTCCGACCCGTTGGGGGAATCTGGCGTGAATACAAGGCTCCACGAAAACGTGGTGTGCGGACCAGGGTCTTTCGCCTCGCAGTGGATTACGTCGCCCTTTCGGGCAACTTCGGCACTTACGTCCGTGTATGTTGCGACGAGCATCAGCCCGTCACGTTCAATCGTTGTTAGAATACTGGCCGACATGGGTGAACCTCTCCATCAAGTGCGATCCTCAATCAAGGGGAGCTATTGAAGGGATATGGAAGCCCGCCCTGAAATCAGAGGTAAAAAAGCTCTGTGGCATCCTCTCCCTCCACAACTTGGGGAACTCTCGTTCCCAGTCTATCTACGGACACTGTATAGGCTTGTTCTTCAAGAGAGACCGGCATCCGTGTATCCAGGCGAAGGGTGGTCGGCTCTACTCGGACTGAAGTAGCGGGGCCGACTGCAAACCCTACGGGGCCGCCGCCCGATCCAAGCAAGTAAGCAAGGCGATAGCTGCCCGTGTTGGGGCCTTCTAAAATGGTCAGGATCTCCCCCTCTTGGGCGAGAGTGAAGTTTTGGTCTGGGTCCGTAATCCGATCCCCATCGACCGTGAGAGATCCCCCCAACCCGCTGGACGTGGTGTAAGGGCGTAGGGTGCTGTCTTGGCCCACGGTGAAGACCAAGACATCCTGTACCCGGTAAGGCCCCAGATTCGGTCCTGCCGTGATGTTCAACTCGGCACCGGGCTTGATCCACCGAAAGCTCTTGGTTGGGTCTCTGAACAACCGCCTGTCCACCAAGGTCTCCCCAATCCCTGCGACTCGGGTTGCCCCTGCACAGAACTTGCGTAAATCCTCATAATGGAACTGTTCCTGGGTGAAGCTCATGCTGTCATCGAACAGCGTCCCAAAGGCTTCTCGAAACAGGTAGCGGTACTGGTAGGCTGTATGGGCGGGCTTGAGTGCCCGAAGGACCATCTCTGCGTTGTACTGAAGACGTGTGGGGTCTTCGGGGAACTCGGACACCAGATCGTGTGAGTGGCCGTCATCAAGGGAGGCTTGTACTACGAACCGAAGGATCTCATGGGTGTGGTTCCCATCTTGCCCGATGGTTTCCGTGGTCTTTCCAGTGCCCCGGCTGTCCAACAGCATGGTGTGAGAATGGCCGTCTTCTTCCGTGGTGTACTGGATCTTGTCCAAGCTAACCTCAAACTCGAACTGCTCATCCAACCCGTAAGCAGCACCCGTCGTCCTCTTTGTTTCCAGGGACTTCTCGATTAGGGTCAGGTTAGCGTCTGTCAGTAATGTAATACCAGCTTCAATAGTTGCTGGACGTGCCCCCTTGAGGAAAAGCACCACCATGCTCCGCAAGAAATGGCGGTATTCATGGTCGATGGGAATGTCTGGTGTACCCTCAAGACCGTGAGCAGGGAAAACCAGAGTCCCAAGGATCTGCCAAAGGAACTCGGGTCGGGTGAAGTCATAGTCCGAATCAGCAAAGGCTTCCTGGGCTTCAATCTGGATCTTCGCAATCTGTTCGGCTGCGGACTGAAACTGAAGTGTGTAAAACGGCCCACGAACCTGACTTACATAGTTGCTGGGAAGAACAGCGGTGAAGAATCCCATGATGTTTTCGGTCTGCTTCTTGATAACATCATGGTACTGCTGTCCAACAGGTCGGATAGAGCTTGGGTTGAGGGGGACTGAACCCGGGACAATCTTCTTGGACCCTTCAACATAAGAGTTTTTGGGAAGATCTGGACCCCCCTTTAGCTGACTGCCTCTCCTGGGAAGGCCAGAAGTCTTCTTGGTGGAGTCTCCACCATCTCCACCGTCCCCGTAAGCCATCAGTAGGTTCCCGTGGACGTGGTGCGACTATATGTACTCCGAGAAGTAACTCTCGGAGTGTCCTCATCGAAGATGAAGTCGAAGTTCCCGGCTGTCAGATACTCAATCGCTTCTGGCTCAATGTTCCCGACACCCAGATCTTCACCCACATAGTAAGTCACCTCATAGTTGTGGTTCGTAGGGGAATCTGAAGCAGCTACCGTGACCAAAACCCGATTTTGGGTCATGGACATTGACTGTTCGTAACGCTCGTTTTGATCCATCTTTGGATAGGTTGCTGCCACAGTGTCATCATCGTTGTAGCCAGGAATCATAACGCCACCGTTCCCGATGATGAAGCACTTGCCAACCTTCTTCTGAAGAGGCTGTCCTGCTTCATTCGGGATGATGGTTTCCAACACCAAATCCAAGCCATCCTGTTGAATGGCTCGATATTCATTTCCCTCACCGCCCCCATTCAGAGTGGCCGAAGAAAGAGGCCCTGTAACCAAGTACGTGTGGACCAAATCAGAAGACCAACTCTTGATGAACAAAGTATCTTCCGATTCAGAGGTGTCTAACCTCTCCCGAATCACCAATGAACCCTCTTGTCGGGCCAGTCGGGTCAACGGCACCACGACATAAGAAACGCCAGAGGTCGAATCAAGCTGCTCCAATACATCTGAATGACGTAGGGCAACCCCGAGTTGAAGGCTGTTGAAAAGATTGACCAGCTTGTTGCGGATCTCATTCTCAACTGTCTCAACATTTGCTCCCGAGGCCAGCACAATCGTGGCAGAAATATCAACAGCCGTCTTCGTGGCCTCCTTGACTACAATATCTGCGGTCAAGTGGCGGTCTGCTTCCAGGGAGTTTTGGGTCGTCCCAATCAAGGAGTTCGTCATGTATTGGATCGTAAAGTTCTCATCATGGGAGTAATCAATGAAGACCTCCTGCCCAGAAATGATCTCGGTGTCTTCAGTCCTCTGAATACCAAAAGTTGTCTGGGAATCTTCGGGAGAAATGATCCGGTAATCGGGGTTATTTTCCTCGGGTCCATTGAAGACTGTGCCTTCGCTATCCTTGATCACAATGGTCAGCTTGTTGGCCCCGAGCATGAAGAGATACTCAATGTTGGCCCCAAGGATAAGGTGCTCTTCACCGTCAACTTGAAGAACCGTTCCAATGCTGGTGGCACTATCCACTTGAACATAGTTTGCTGCCGTAGAGGATCTTCCCATGACCAGGGGATCATCAAGTCGATAGAGAACATAGTCCTGGGACGATAAAATCGTTCCATCAGAACCTTCCATCAAAACAACCGAGCTAACGGGCTGTCGGGTGGGGGTAAACTGAAGACTGGTCCGATAGCGGTAATCTCCCGTGATGACATCAGTCACATCAATGTCTGCGGGGTCATTGAACTCGCTGGAAATCTGAATCGTGTCGTAAGAAAGAATCTCCAGACCATCAAGCACGAATCGGCCTCCGGTCGAGGCGTTCAGAATACCCAGCGGGGGTGTCCTATCTGGGAAGTTCAACATCTCAATGATGGGGTTGTCCTCGGAAAGTGTTTCATCTTGGGACTGAAAGATAAGATCTTGAGGGTCTCCCACAGGCTCAAACACTACGTCATAGGCTGTCTCGAACGAAAAGGCGAAAGTGTCCGTGACTGTGGAAAGTTGTAAACCTCGAACATAGATATCAACCTTCCCACCCCGGTTCTGTCCCAAGGTGTAGTCGTAGTCACGCTTCATCAAAGAATCGCCTGCCACCACAACTTTCGACTCAATCACCCCTGCCATCGAAGCCACAGTTTGTTCGTACCCCCGAAGCGTACCGCTATCGACACTGGCAATCGCCCCCATAGCTCTAATGGCTAAAGCCGTGTTGCCTTCTCTATCAAGGCCCCCAAAGGTAGCGGACTCGTTCATTACTGAAACACTTGATAGCCCAGAAGAACTGAAAGAAGACATCTGTCCTGCTGACAGATTTCCAGAGGCTCCGACCCCAGCGTCTCGAACGTAAGCTCGAACTCGGTACGTGCCTGTCCCAGAATCATAGTATTGCGCTGACAAGGTGGCTGGAATCCGTGCCGCAGAGGTTGTCTTGAACTCCCTACCCCCACCTGTAACAACTGTCCCAAGCGGTATTGTGATGGTCTGTGTCGGTCGAGTAGGGGTATAGAAAGTTACCTCTCCCCGTGCCCTGGTCCCCAACCTCCGTGAAATCCCAAGGTTGTGGGCGAGCTTGCTGAAACACATATCAATGAGAGCTTGCACATCAAGGGTGTTGCTCAAATAGAAGGCTTGCCCGATTGCCTGCTTGTAAGGGGAGAGTTTCGTGTCAACAGACACCCCACTCCCTGTCGGATCATCAATGACAAGCAGTGTTGAAAAAGATTGTGCTGCGTGTAGAAACTCCAGGATGAACCGGAGTCTCTGTGATTCTGACGACATTGGATCAATGAACACGTCTCGCAGCACGGACCCCGGTTGAACCGCTACATGAGGATTACTGCGATGAATCGATTGGGTCAGTTCATTGAGAATCCGACGCCGAGACGTAGCGGGGAATGTACCTATCTGCGGGGTCACTACAAGAGGCTTGCCCGTCACCTCAACAGAAAAAGGAGACGAATACTCCCTCAAAGTGGTTGAGTCGTAGTACACCGCCGCAGCAACGTAATAGAGATCGTCTGTTACTGGGGTTCCCGCCAGAATCGAGTTTGGAATCGTGGAGCGACCTGGGGTTGTGTAAACGGCATCCCTTTGATGCTCAAAGGCATAGTAGGTTTTCTTCGCTACTGACTCTAACAAGAGAGTTGTACGAAGATGCCGGGATGTCTCTGAAACAGCTATACGTTCATTGATGTCCATCTGAAGGGCGTTCCCTGACCGACCCTCTTGCTCTCCAGTCACTCGGAAATATAGGGGATCTGCCAGCGGCTTCCCGTTTTCATCGAGGACAATCGCCGTATCTGCCTGCAACTCACCCAAAGGAGTAACGACTTCCTCTGTCGTATACAGGTCCGTGATCAAGGTCGGGTTCAACTTGATGTAGCCCGTTGTCCCACCAGGGTCGGGGCTTGCGTAGACGTTGAACCCTTGAAAAGAATCACCCTGCGTGTACTCTATGACGAAGCGGACAAACCCATTTTCTCGATCCATCCTCAACCCAGTTGGGGCAGCATAAAGAAGAAGAGCATCGTCTTGAGATAACGTGGCTTGGATAGAGGATGTGGGTGTGATGCCCCCCGAAGTTCTTATTGCCCGTACTTCGATTAGGTTTTGCCCAGGCAGCAACCGCATCCCATTTGGATACTTGGTGGGGTTGGGGATAATGAAGCTATCCCCCTCGAAAGTGATAAGGTCTGGATCATCCAACATCGGACCACCAAACACAGAAATCTGCATATAGGCGGTGTCTGCGGGGCATGTCCCAATGAAGAAGCGGTACTCCACGTCTGTCGTGAACACGAAGTCAGATCGAGAGGCCCCATCGGGGCAAAGAAAGGTTACTTCAGACATTAGAAGGCTCCCCGTCTTGGGTTGAGGTCTGCGAGAGCTACCAACGTGCCCCCGGTATCTCCTACTTGTGCCAACGGAATACCGTCCCTAATCAACCGTGCCACCACCCCAGGAACCGTGTAAATCACTGAAATGCGGATTGGTGACCGAGAAGCATTACGGACAACAACGTCCACCATGAAAGTCGAGGGGTCGTCTTTGTGTGGGGACGTGTCTACGGACACGATCTCTGAAAGCCGCTCTTTACGGCTAACGTACTGATACCCTGACTGGGTTCCCTGCCACTGTTTCACTTTCTCAAGGCATCTCGTCACATCTTGAGATATCGAAGCGGCGATCCCTGTTGTGGCCTTCTTGCCGATTCTACTCCGAAGGAGCGTCCCATACCCCTTGAAATAGGGGTTAGAACCCTTATCTGTCAGCAAGGATTTCAACACCAACTGATTCAATAGGTTCTCATTCTCAACCAAGATCATCTGGCCTGCTTCCGTGAAGCGAGGATCGTTCTCGACCTCTCCACCCCGACATCGAAGACAACGGGTGCGACGGACGGGGTAGGTCACAGTAATCCTTGGATTAGACCGAATGGGGGAACGGAACCGAACGTACTTGGAGGTAATCATTCCAGGGGGCGTCCAAATGTCCCACCCAGGCCAGAGTTGTTTTCCCCGGTCTCCTGTCTGATGAGGAAAGAGGTTCTCGGCTGCGGACCCAGAAAGACGCAAGGAAGACCTTGGCCCAATGTTCGAGGTATCCCGAATCAAGAGTGCCCCGCCTTTATTCTCAAAGTGCAGGGTCGTCGTAAGTGGCCGAAGAAGAGCAACCAACTCATTAGTCGTTAGTGACCTGCCGGTGTCCTCGGTAGAGGTAAGAGCCAAAGTCACGGTCTCGGATGACCCGGTGACTACAAACTCCTGCTCGTTCTTTACGATGAAGTAAGGGCCAACTCTACTGATCAACTGAGCCTGGGAATATGACCCCTCGGAGGGGATCTCAAACACATCATTGACCAACACCCTAACCAGCTTGGTAGAAGCAACAGGTTGTCTCGTCTTCAACACCTGTCTGTCTAACACCTCTACCACCTCTTCCACGGTGATGTGGGGGCAAGAATATGTAAGTCTGACATCGATACTCATGGTGGTCCAAAGCTCCCACCATAAGGGGGTGTATAGAGCGGAAAACGGTTACATCATCAAGGTGAGCAAGGCTTCCTCGCCCTGCGGTAAATCTCCATAAGCCCACTGCGTATTGACCAATAGATCATCATATTGAGGGACGAACATGGTCTGACCGGATTTCTGTTGAACGAAGAAAATGTCATCGAGGTCCGAGACGATGGAGGCCAAGGTATGAACCTTCACGTAAATCCCCCGGTCCCCAAACATGGAATCAGAATCGTCCTCATCATCGACAAAGGAAAGGTCTTGCCCGTCAATCAGCTTGCTCGGCATAGCAGTGGCGTCAAACGCCGCAATCGTTCCTGCCCAGGCTTGACCAAGCTCGAAGTAATACTCGTCCCAAAGCTGTTCACGAAGATCCATGAGCTTGATGATCTTGTGTTCAAGTAGATGGAGCTTCTCCGCAATCTCTTGGTTCGCCCACCGCCTTGCCTTATGGATAGTGTGGGAAGTGCTCGTATGAACATCCAACCAAACCAACCGTGCTTGGCCCCCAATGCGCTCTGCACTATATTTCTTGAGATTGAGCTTCCCACCTGGGTATGAACTGTAATCACTTGCTTGAACCGGGGCACCGTCTGGTAAAGACCCTCGATCCATCGTGGTGTCTTCTGGGCCGTGGGCACTGACGGGGGCGGCTACACCACCATAGGGGTATACTTCCTCATATACATCCACATCATTGTGGTCCTTGGCAGATGAGATGTGTACGGTTCTATCAGGTAGCATGAACATTGAAATGTCCAATGGATTGCCGCCCATCATAACGTAAGCCTGAACCAACTTCTCCAAAGAAGATCCTGGGGACACCGCAAATGCTCGGCGGCTCTCTGTCCTAATGACACTTGCCCCAACACCCTTTTGACCGTAGACGACAGTGATCGTTCCAATACGGTTTCGTTCCACACCAATGGCTTGAATCCGACGTTCAACGTCAACGCCTTCTCGCAAGAGCCAATCTCGGATACCTCTCCAGTATCCGGTCCGAAGCCTCGACATTCCTCCAAAAGAGCCCATTAGGTAGCTGCCTCCCCACCCGTAGTCTCTGTGTCTTCCTCGAACAAGCTGGGGAAAAGTAAGCCAAGGAGCCAATCGGAGTAGGGGATAAGAGGGACAACCGCCAGCGCACAAGCCCCCCATGCCGTAGGGGCGTCCGTGGGCTTGTTTTCAGAGGACATGAAGTCCATTAGCAAGCCGTCCGTCCCGTCAGAGTAGTAGAAAGACACATATCCGGCAGGGATCTCAAAGAGGAAGATGGATTGGATGATGGCGTTGATCTTCCTAATGAGTGCCTGAACCTCATAGATCCGCTGCTGGATGTAGTTGATGTACTCCAGAATGGTGTCGATGATTGCTTGGATTGCTTTAGCGGCTGACTCAATCCAGTTGATGATCGCTTGAAAGAACTTCTCAAGGTCCAGCATGGGACCGATACGCCAATACATCCAAGCTGATTTTTTCCGTTGGGCTGCAACAGCGATATTCAAGACGAGACCTGCTTGCCTGAACAACTCCCCGTCTTGTCGAAGCAGAGTCCGACACGACACCCAAGACTTCTTGGAACCAGTGCCGGTCCCTCGAATCACTGGGAAGTTCGGCTGGGCATAAGAGATCATTTCTGGCTGTGCCGCCTGTGTCGTGCCAGGGCCACCCTCCGGCACCATCACCGCCAACTCTTCGGGGGAAACGACGGGCACCCCTTGGGGATTGGCCGCAATAGCCGACTGTAATCGAGCCAAGGCGTCCGTATCACAAGCATCTTCGTAGTGTTTTTTGAGTTTCGCAAGACCTTCACCGGAAAGGATCAGCGGTACATCCCCGGCAATCGACATCTCCTGGGACACCGAAAAATAGTCGATGCTGGTGGTGTCGGTGCGTATCTCCCCGTTGGGGCTGGTGCCTAACATAAGGGCGGCGAGTCCCTCGGGATCATTCTGATATTCGCATTGAAGGTTCCGAACCAACCCCCGTGTTCCTATGCCGCTCGTAACGGATTCAAGGATCGTCCTATTGCCTGCGGCATAACTGCCAGCGTCAGGCCAAAGATCGTCCCACTTCACAGTTCGCAAGTGTTCAGTCTCTTCGGCAAGCATCTCTTCTAATGCGTCCCCAAGATTTCCCATGCGACCATAGATCTTCTTTGCCATCATTTGGACTCGGCTGGAGATATCGTCCACAAACGCCGCATCCGTAGAGGTCTTGTCGTAGAAGGCGGTGGGGTCAGAACCCAACATCTCTTCAATCAACGGGCGAGCAAACTCCAATCCGGTTGCACGACCTGCTGTCGTCAGCCTCGCATCCATCGGCATAGAAAGGAATGTGGCCGTAGAAGCAGAAGTGCCCATGATGAACGTCTCGTCAATGGGGGCTCGGTCAGGATCAAGCTCGTCAATAGAGTTCATGTCAACACGGGCCAGAATCAAGATTGCCAATGCCGTCCTAATAGACATTAGTACGTCTGCTGTATTGTCTCCTGGGATACCAAGTTCACTTATGGAAGAGGGTCGGCCAGCACAAGAACCATCCAAGGATTCACCATTGATGGTTGGAAAGATCGGGGCAACAATGCCCCCTGCATCCACGTTTCGGGTGTCGAAGATATAACGATAGCGAAACTCCGAATCGAAGCCGCCGCCATCCGGTGGTCCCCCATCGTTTACGTTTGAATCAACCGCCCTCACTCGAACGTAGTAGGTCGGGGCAAAGCCGTCGTCCGTGAACTCAATCTTCCCTCCAGCCCCTTTGGAGATCTTTGCTTTATGCGGCAGATCCTTTTTCAGCATCGTTTGGGAAAACGACGAAGAGGGGGGTCCGTCGAGCAGGGCTGCTCCCGATGAAAGATAGAATGTCCTTTGGAAGTAGTACGTGTCACCGTCCTTGAGCATATCCAAAGGTACAGGTAGTTCAGACCCCCCAATCTTGGAGAAAAGTCTGTGACCCCCGTCTTTCAGGTGGCCGTCATCGCCTGTGCCCTGCTTGTTGTACCCATAGGCATCATCGATAGCCAACTGATCAGCACCACCATAAAGGACCAGTTGAGTTAGTTCCTTCTTCGCCACGTAGATTGGAACACTCTCGGTGGATTGCCGACGAGCGCCGCTTCCGCTTGCTGCTGGAGTAGCATCAGTTTCGCTTTGTCGCTCAATATACAGAGGCAGACCAGCGGGTTCGGTCGATACTTCGATCATCCAACCTGGGGGTCCAATCAGTGGGAGGGTGATCCCAAATACTGCGGACCCCGGCTCGTTTAGGCCCCAGGTCGCTGTCAACAAGGCTGGTTCGGCCCCCCCGGCATCGGCCTGTGCCTCGAAAATAGTGAGGAACTCTGATGCACCCCCAAGACTGGCGTCACTACCGTAAGCCAAACCTAAACCAGAGGGTTGCGGTAGGCCGCCGTCGCTTGGAGCATCTATCTTGAAGAGCTTGATGAAAGCTCGAATAGCTCGAATCATGCCGTAGATGGCTGTAAAGTCAGCGGTGACATAGAAAGAGATTGCAAGAACTTTGACCCTTGGGGAAACGTCAGGCCGTCCCGGGTCTGCTCGATTAGCCAGCCTTCCGATCATGCGCCTTTCAGCCGCACTAAACCCGCCGATTAGGTTCTTGAGCGGCCAGACCGTGCTCAAGTCTGTGGAAGGCGAGGGACCAAAGTCCCCCAGGTAGCCGTTGCCGTAGATAGGGAAATCCCCCGTGAGATAGACCCCGATTTGAGCAAAGTCTCGAAGGAAGGCTCGAATCTCGGCGATGATGGCTTTGACCAAGGCCAACAGCGGATCAAGGAAGCAGATGAGATAGGCTTTGATGATCTCCAAAGCCATTGAGGCGATCTCTAATGCCGCAATCAGCCATTGAGCGATCTCGTTGACGTACTCCTTGAACTTGTAGATCTCTTCGGGCCACTCAAAGAGCTTGCCGCCGTACCATTCCCCTGTTGTAATCTCAGCCACGGTAGCTTCCCCCTCCATGCTTCAATCGCTGGAGCATCTCTTGGAGGGCTTCAATCTGTTCTTGATCCTGCTGTACTTGGGCCTCAAAAACCTTCTTCATGCTTTCCAAAGAGGCTTTTTGCCGTTCAACAAATGGATGGCTGTGCTTCCCAGGCACGGTCTTTCCCCACGCCCCAGGTTCAGCGCCTTTCTTTTTGAGATCCCCGAGCATCCTCTGGATCTCTTCCTCGGTCATGGCCTCGGATATGGTTGGGTCGTCAGACATCTCTCACCTCATTAGAATATCCCGGATCTGGCCCTCAAAATGAACTCTTCACGTTCCCTCATCATCTTGGGGACATCCCGGTCAAACATGAGGGCTCGAACAATCAAGCCATCCTGTCGGTTGGTCCTATAAGAGAGCCACGTATAGCGAAGATCACGAAAACGGTCCCGAATGTTGAGCACTTCATCGATTCGGTCAGGCAATACAGGCCGAACCAATGCCGGTGCCGCAGTACCTTCTGGGAAGTCAAAGTTCTTCAGAGCGTTGTAACCGGTGTATGGGCTGTCGCCTGTGTCGTACTGCATCTTCCTCATGGACAAGCCGTCATTCCCCGGGGTCAGGGTGTCGAGTTGGGTGTCCAAGATCCAAAACCGCCGATCCAAGAGAGACAGGCAATCTGAATCGTTGGCGAACGGGGCAACATCAACCCGACCGATGAGGTCGATGATCAGATCGTTGTGATAAACGCCCTTCCCAGACTCCGGCACTGCCGGATACCCAATGTCCCACGCATGGTTCTCATCTTGGAAGTCGTAGTACGTCCCGGTCTTGTTCCCCATGAGCGGCCCACGAAGCGTCTCCATGAAGGAGAGCATCCGCTCTCGGACCATCAAAACAAAGTCAATGGTCTCTTCAGTAAACAACCGGGAGGGTCGGATGACCTTGTAGCCGAAGGGCCTGATAGAGAAGTCGTTGACATCAAACGAGTTCTCTTCGTCTGAATCAAGGACCACGCCGCCACTGTTCTGTATGCCTGCATATTGAGTGGGTCGGAGATCCATCTGTCCTTCGGTCAACTCATCTGGTTCCTTGAAGAAATCACCGGCCCGCAAAGGAGATTCGTGGATCGTTGGATAAATGGCATACCCGAGAACCTCTTGTGCAGGCACCGTTTCTGGGAATGTGACATCAACACCATCGATGCCCGAGAACTCCTTGACGTATCCCGGGGTCAAAACAAGATGGTCACTCTCTACGGAAGCCACCGTGTAATAGCCTCGGTTGTCGTCCAGCTTGGAGGGGTGCCCTTCCTTGAAGGTGTCCTCTCCCGTGACTCCTTGTTGACCATCTCTCGCCTTGATTCCCCGATCACCAAACGGACGTGCCCCTCGTTCAACAATGTCGGGATACCCGAGGGGGCCTTCTACTGTCCCGGCGATATCAATGAGGATGATGTCTCCTTCTACGATCCCCAAAGCCCCGAAGCCTCCCGCATCAGGAGCGGCAAGGTCATCATAAAGACGGTTGGCATAGAGATCCCAGGTCTTTGGGTTTCCTGTATCGGGGTCAAGCTCCCCGTCTGGTAGCCCGTCCTCATCAGAGTCCGGTGTAGTGGACAAGAGAGGGATTGCCGGGACATAGCCCCCGAGTTGGGTCTCGTAGTCCGGCTTGGTCTCATGGATCTTCATGTCCGTGATGAGATCCAACAACTGCTCGTTTGACTGCTCATGGGGAACAGGCGCTTGGCGAAGGTAGATCTCAAAGGAGTACCCGAGTGCCGCCAGATCATCCCCGGCTGCGGCTGCTGCCAAGAAAGTCTCGTCCGTGATGCCCGGTGTTCTAACCCGCAGGCTTGAGGCGGAGTTCTCCCAACGGAACTTCGTCCCCATGACATTCCAAGCGCCTTTCGGGCCAAGGGATGCTGCGAGGGATTGGAACGCAACATCCCAAGATGCAATACGGCTTCCCCGACCGATAACTTCGGTTTCATCGATCAAGACACCATTCAAGAGCAACCGGAAAGTGTCCCCTGGAGCGATATTCACATCGGAGTTGTCAAAGCCACCAAGTTGGGTGCCCGAGAACTCATGGATAACCTCATCGTGATCAGGGCGGCTTGGATCAACGTAGAATCCAAAGGCATCTGAAAGGAACCCCTCGGCGTGTATGGTCCCTGTCTTCTTGTGGGGATCAATCTCGTAGGCAGTGGGGATGCCTCGACGGATCTCATATGCAAAGCGAAGCGGCTCAAACTGTCCTGCCAGTGTCTCTTGGACACCGTGGAAACGGCGGATACGGCGGATCTCAATCTCAACCTGTTCGCTGTAAGGCGCACGGTCCACTTCAGGGGAGAGGGTCTGGTGTAAACCATCATCGAAACGGAACCCAATAGTATCCTCTGGTACGCCGCTCAAAAGAGGCACTGAGGGTGTCTCGGTCTCTGGATCATAAGTTCCCCGGTCGTCCACAACCCGAACATGGTTGTAGCTCGGGTCGTCAGGAGCACCCATCCAATCGTAGTCTGCGTAGTAGTTCTGGGCAGACAATGGGTATGAGGGCTCGGTAAAGATCCCTGCCATCGCCCAGAAGCCTGACGCTCCAACCTCATTCCCCACGTCTGCCGGAACAGCGTTCAAGAACGGAACGATTGTCTTGAACTTGTCTCCAGGCAAGATACAAGCGGCACCCATAGCGAACTCTCGGATAGCAGTCCAAGGCGTCAATACGGTCGGGCTTTCCACCGGGGCTGCATCATCTACAAGTTGGGGCCAGTCGGAAATGTCCAACATCGAAGGCACGCCCTTGAAGACCGGCTTGTTCACATCAGCGATGAACTCGTTGGGCTTATTCATCAAGTCAGCGTAGATGCGGATCTTGTAATCCCCCGGTGCCCCGTTGTTGTCTTCTTCGATGCCAAGGTTAGCCACCACCGCCATATCCACGGTGTCCTCTACCAATAGAGGATCGAAAGCGTAGACCTGGGTCGCCGAATCCGCACCCGCCGTTTCCACCCCGTCCTCATCTGTACGAGTGAGACCAACCTTGGTGGCAAGGGAAATGCCTGCAAACCCGTAGGCCGCTTGCTGGTCTCCATCGAGGTCGTATCGGAAGCCAACGACATTGTTGTCTGGAAGAGTGCCCCAGACCGAAGAATCAATACGGATAGGGAAGTACACCATCCCCGAGACTTGCAGATTCTTGGTCAGACCCCGAGACAGCGTTGGATCAACCATCGAGTAGTTCAACGTAACGAGCTTGAGGTAGAACTCATCGAAGATTGCTTGGGCTTGCACATCAGCAGCATCAGCAGCATCAGCGATGGGTTGCCCGTCAGCCCCAATGAAAAGCTCCAGGTGGGCAACATCGAGCGTAAACACTCCCTTGGTGCTTACGTCTGGGTCTTTGGATTCCAAGGCCGTGTAGGGGGCAGAGATGACCAAAGAGTTCATGCCATTTGCTTTGACAATGATGAAGATCCGGCAGTCTTCCCACACTGTTACTGCGAGAGTAGCTGCCGCCCCATCATCAGAGACTACGGTAGCGGTAGCGGCTGCGGTGTACTCACTGCCTGCATTGAGAACACGGACCCCTGTGATCACCCCATCTTCGTCTACAAGGGTCACAACTCCAGTGGCACCTGTACCGGCTCCCGCAATCGTAATGGTATCCCCAACCTCGTAGCCCGTACCGCCACTCGTCACTTGGAGGTGTTTGACCCCACCGGGGACAGGGAAAGAGTGGCCCGTAAGATCTCCTTCATTACTGGAGGGAGAGCCCTCAAAGTAAACCAAGTCGTTGATACGGACTGTGGCGCTGGTCAGCCCTGTGACTGCCGACTCATCATCGAACTCGAACTCGAAACTAACGGCCATGTCCATACCGGGGACAATGTTGTCAGGGTTGGGGGAGGGGATCACCACCCCATCTTCATCGAGAGGCTCGTTGTCGTCATTCAGACTCGCTATGTCGTCATCTACAAGGGGGAAACTTGTAGAAACCCACCCCTCGGAGCCAATCGTATTCTTCAAAGACAAGGCCAGCAGATCATCACCTTCAGGGAAGTGGGCTGTCCCGTCAGGAAAGACATTAGGATCGACGGTGTGCCTGACAACATAAGTCCCAGACTTGATAGACCCACGTTGGGAGTAACCGCCCGAGAGGGTGTCTTCTACTGCTGTGGACCCACCCTTGATGACAAGGATATCCCCGGGAACTACGGCTCCCAAATCCCCTCCGTGATACCCGCCGTCTGTGTCGGAGCCATTGGTTATTGAGACTGCTGGATCGATCTCGATGCCAGAAACAATGCTATGAGACCCATCTCTGATGGTCCCGTAGCCACGGCAGAACAAACCCAGAGCGGCTGGGTCAGTCGATACCGTCCCAGTCTCATGGTATTCCGTAGAGGGGATCAACGTGAATCGAAGCCGGTCCGCAGCAATAGGCAGGTTGCCGGGGACGTGCGTCACTGTGATATCGAAATCGGCAGGCATCGAGGATGGGTACACCCACCCAGCCTCGGGTTGGAGATCCGTTGGAAGCCCCTGGCCTGGGTTGAGGATCGTGATCCCTGTGATGTAGCCGCCTTCCATGACCAGTTCGACCAGCGGATCGGTTCCGTCAAGCTCACCTGCGGCTGGGTCATCCCTCCCATCGGAAAGCGTGACTTGAACGGTGCCATAAGTGAAGGGCACTTTCCCTAATATGGCATGGTCCCCTCCGTTAGCCTCACCTTCAGAAAGCAGTTCAACGGTAGTCAATACCCCGGTCCGGTTGGGGTCGAGGATCGATTCTGGATCAGCCGGATCGTGGACAACCCCATCGAGGTTGAAGTGCTCGATCTTGAAGAGGAACGAGAAGTCAGCCTGGGGAGGAATAGCAGTAGCCCACCCCTCCAGGGGCATCACCCGTAAGACACCACGCTCGCTTCCGTCGTGAGAAGCGTTACCAGCACGCCAACACCCAATCCTGTAGTTGCCCTCGCCGTAGACCTTGGGGAACTCCAAGTGATGGTCTGGGTCTCGTTCCAAGAACGTGAAGGGCACAGGGTTGTCTTCGCTGTCAACGCCATTGATATAGAGGTTGGATTGAATGTCGGTCTCTACGCCAGCGGCATCATCAGCACTCTCGACAACACAGTGATGGATCATCAACGCTGTCGTTAGGTCTTGTCGTCCAATCGGGTGTCGCACGCCCCGGCCACGGGCCAGACGAAGGTCCAAGACCTCGTTGAACGAGAGGCGGTCTTCATCAATCCAAGCCGTCGTAGATTGGCCGTCCACCCCTGCATCCGTATCGCTCACCGCCTCAACAGAGAAGGAGAAGTCATACTTATAGGTTGAACGATGAACGGCTGGGTCAGGGGAAGATCCCAACCGGGAGCCTTCTGTGATGTCATCGTCGTTGTTCCCGTCCCCGTCTGGATCGAGATACGCATTGGTTCCCCAACTTGAACCGAGATTATGGTACCCCGCTTCCGTTGGGATACCTGGGAAGCCTCGCAGTTGAAGGGGTGTATCGTTCAGATCCACCAGACCTGGGGCAGTTTGCTCCAGACGGTCGAACTCGATGACGATGCACTTGAACTTGTCCAAGTCATCTTCGCTCTCGTAGCCCTCTATGTTGCCGTCGAACGATCCAAAGGTGATGGAGGTAGGCTCGAACTGCTGGTCCGTTCTCCAACCGGCAGAGCTTCCGCCCACACCAACACTATCGTCTGGGGTGGTTGCTCGGTTGTGGTCCCACTGACCGCCCGCAAAGGTGGTCAGCATCTTCTTGGTGCCACCATCGTTGAAGAACTCAACCCGAAGAAGCTCATCCCCTGGATTGACCGTCACCTTGAACTCATCCCCTGAATCTGGAACCCCGTCTGGATCTTGTTCCCAAGCGAGGTACTCACGGGCGAAGATCCGTAGGACGATCTTGTTGCCGTCCGTATTGAGGATTCGATTCAGCCCGCCGCTACCCTTCCAGGTATCATCCGAGTCGGTCATAAGCGTGGCGTGTGAACCGTTTTCCGTGACGTTAGCGAGTTCGCCGCCATCCAACGCAGCGTCCCCAAGTTCGATCTGACCCAAACTTGAGAAATCAAAGATGATGCGCCCGTGCCCCGTACCCGTCTCCCCTGTATCGGGGTGTATGTCGAACTCGATGCCCTTGGTTCGGTCTTCAATGATCCCCACACCAGACGTATTCGTGTTGTCGAAAGGATCGCCCTCTACGGGATCAGAGCCCGAAAAATCAGCCGTGTTTCCGGCTGCTGGTCCAGCGGTCCAATCATGTTCAAAGACGCCACTTGGGTAGCTTGTGGTCGCTCCGTGGATGTGAACAAGGTAGTTGTCCAACTGATACCGTAGAGCATCTCCACGGGCCGTCTGGGTGATGAAGCGAGGGGGTTCAACTACCGTGTGGTAAGCCAAGTCTGCCCCACCCTCTTCGGCAGGAACCGCATCGCCATCGCCATCAATGTAGTCGTCGTAATCGCCGGTAAGGCCAACCTCGGTCTGGTTCCGATAGATCCTGCCGACCGACAGGAGCCCCTGGCAACCAGCAGGTAGGGTGACGCCCTCGCCTGCCACCTCAACGAGCAGAATGTCATGGGACTGTACGTTGCCCTTACCAGGGGTTGAAGCGTTGTATTCGAGTTCGTTATGCCGTTCGTTGGTCAGTAGGGCCGCTGGTGGGACGTATCCGACTACATCAGCATCGTTGGTAAAGACTGAAGCCGTCGTGGAAAGCTCGGTAACAATGGTCCCGTCACTCCCACGAACTTCATCTGGATAGATATACTCGCCACCCACAACTCCAGAGCCACCCTCAACGGGGTCACCTTCAAACAAGATAGCGATCCACGCATCAATGAAGGTAGTGAAAGGTCTCGCTACGACGTAACGGTTGTCCGTGATGCTTCCTGTGTAGTCACCGTCCTCTTGAAACAGTGCCAAAGAGAAGTTGGTGGCAGTGGTTACCTTCGCTACTCGATGCCAGCCAGTGAACGTACCCCCCACCAAAGATGCTGAAGAGAGATAGATCATGTCTCCTTCACGCATCCCGTGGGGAACTTCTGTCTCCCCATCCAAGAACTCGTCTCCCGTAAACACACCTTCTGGGCTGCCCCCGCCGTCATCTATCGACAATGATCCGTCCCCGTCATCGAGACTCCAGAACACACCATCCATGAGGTTGATACTGGGGCTCTTGGCCGTGAGGATCTCCGTAATCAGATCGGAAAGCTGCCGGAACCGATCAAGCTCCGTGTTCGTCGTCCTCAAGTAAGGGAGGGTGTAGTCCCCGCTGTCATTCTTGTCCTCACCCAACAAGGCTGGGAGATTCTTATTCGGCTCAATGTCTTGGTTGTGGAACGTGACAATGGCTTCCAACTCGGTACAAGGGCGAGGGGGGTTCAGGCCCCAAGGTTGTTCCCAGAAGTTGGACTTGGGGACTTGCCAGAAGGTGCGGTCTTTCAGTTGGCCTTTCTTCCGGCTGTATGTGTAATCATAGTCTGGGGAGGCGTCGAGGATCTTCTCCAAGTCATCGGCTGTCGGAGGGTCATCAAAGTCACCTTCTTGGAACTGATTGTCAGCCTTCTGGTCATAGAGCGTGTCCCCCTGTGTGACAGGAGAACCAGTGACGGTCGATTGGATGGGAAGCCCCGCATCGCCGTCCTTGTTACGCCAGCAGAGAGCCGATCCATTCGTGATGGCATCCCCTCCACTGTCCTTGAAGGTAACAACACAACCATAGAGAATCTGGTCAACTCTGACCGGGGCGTTTTCGCCGGAATCGATGACTGAAAGCCGCTCTCCACTGGGCTTACCAATGGCGATGGTAATGTCACCCTTCCACCAATCGTGCCACGCTGGCGTGATGAGGTTGAAGTCGCCCGTACCCAGATCCATGTGAACGCCAGAAGGTGGGTTCTGGTTACTCCCGTCGTTCCCGTTGGACATGAACAGGTCGATGTCGGGCATCCCGGTCTCTGGGTTGATTGGCAACTCGGAGATCTTCATCGGAGTAGCGATCATGCACGGGCGTTCAATGGCTTCGGCAGGACGGAGCGCACCGTCTTCATCCAGACCAAATGCGCCTGCTGCGATACCTGACGGGAAGTAGTCCCAGATACGTGCTCTCGGAAACCTGTCATTGAGCACCATGTCATCGATGTACTTCATCCGACCGACGACTGGGTTCTCAATGTATCCGCTTACCTTGCCCCAGGTTGATCCAAACACCGGTAACGTGATGCCTTCGGACCAACTCCAAGAACCAGCCTCCAACAGCTTCAAGATGCTGTACCAACCGGACCAATCTTCTCGGGCAGAGACTTGCCCCCGCCTCGATAGATCGTGCTTCAGCCCGGGGTGGGTTCGGAAGAAAGCTGTGCCAGATTCGGGGAAGATACGGGACAGTTCGTTAGGTTGAGAGAGTCTCTCGAAGACCCCCTTGGGCTTGGGCCAGGGGATCGGGAAGAGGAAGATCCAATACCAAACCCATACGAGCCTTTGGTCCGTCAGAACGAGATCATCTACATCGTTCATCACCAGCTTCGATTGGCGTTGCATGAAGATCTCCCGATCCTCTGCATCCATCCAATCACCATCAATGGTTCCCCAATCCATTGTCGAATAGCGAGGATCGTAGAGCCAGTCGTTCTTGAAGATGGGGAAGTTGCTTTCTTCCTCGTAGATCATCGAGAAGATGTTTCGGGGGTTCAGCAACCCAGTGATTGAGTCTTCCCATCCAGGGGGCGGGGTATCCTTTCCACGCCCGATGAAGTAACGGAACTTGCCATCTCGATCCCCGACCAGGGAACCATCCAAGCACTCCTTGACCTGCTCAAAGGCCACGATGACCGAGTTGTAGAAGTCGAGGAACAAGCGGGCAACACGGTCCTTGTCGGTCAGGTTGCTCCGGTCCGTCGTGATGCTTCGCATCCCAACGTCCTTCTCATTCATCGATTGTCCAGCCGTCAGCATGGGGCCTTGGCCGCCTTGTCTGCTGCTCATGTCGCCCATGATCTCTTCGGCGGCTTCAATCGAATACGATTCAACAGGAACGATGCGGGTATAAAAGGTGTCTGGGTGATGAAAGGAATACGTGGAGTACACCTTCGCCCCCAAGAGGCCATTCTCCAAGCTGGGGAGGGTGTTGTATCGGTACTCGGCGTAGAACCTGGGAAATCGGTACGTCAGACTTGCCGGGTCATACGCAGGGGCAAGCATGTTGACCTTCGTATAATGGAGCAGAATACGCTGGTTTGGGAGTAGGGTTGGCTCCAACGGCGCAAGAAGGAAGGTAGCCCCCGAAGTCTCATCAATGGTGTATTCAGCGCCCAAGACGAGGGTCCGACCCGGTAACTCATTCCCTGCGGAATCCTTCTCCCCATAACGAACAAACTCGAACCCCTCACTGGCAAGAATGGGGTTCACCCCCAACGGGTTTCGCCAATCTGGTGGATAAATCGGGCGCACGCTCAACCGGACGGCATCGTAGGCCATGCTATGCCCGGTATAGAAAGTCTGGGTGGTAAGAACCACCGTTTTCAAGCCATCTGTGGACATCATGGCTTCGTGGATCAAGTAGGGGTATCCACCAATCTCCATCAAGTGGCCGGGTACAGCAAACCGTAGGAGATTACCCTGGAACTCAATACGGTTAGATCCCTGACTAACGGGCTCCCATTCAATCCCGCTATCGTCGGTGCCATCACCGCCATGTTGGGTGTCATCCAGATCAAGCAAAAAGCCTTGAGGTGAAGTCTCGGGAACTTCCAGACCATCAACTTCAAGTGTCACAGGGCGGTCCGACAGTAGTGAGAGAACGTCCTTCCCCGGGGAGCGGCTTCCGACTTCGCTTCGTGTTGTTGGGAAGATGGTAACGGTAGTCTCATCGGCCTCTTCGTCGTAAGAGGCATCCTTGATGTAGAAGGTGGCCGCTCCGATACGGAAGAGCATCCCAACCCGCATCCCCTCTGTTCGGTCTGTTTCCAAAACGAACGAGTCTACGCCTTTCTCCAAGAAGAAAGGAGGACGATAAATCGGTGACTTTGAGGTGTTGTAGACCTTCTCTCCACCATAGGTCTCCAATACGGCATAGCTAATCGTCACCCTCGGTGTGTCGGGTGAGAACTCACTAAACAGCATCTCGGTTATGATTGAAGGGAGAACGGGCGTTGGCCCTTCCTGGGACAGCCGGATCAAGTTGTTCTCGAAATCAATCTCTACTTCTGCGTCAGTGCCATAGTTGAGCATGTGGGAGTTGAGCCAAACCATTGGCTCAATGTCCTCAAAAGCAGTGCGCTGAAACTCGTCGCTTTCGGGCGGGTTGAACGAATACGTGTAAGCATCGACCTTGGTCGCCTCTTCGCTACGAATGTAAAGGGGCAAGAACTCCCGTACTTCGTCGTAGATCACGTCCCCGTTCTCATCGAGTTCTGGGACCGGCTTACCAGTGTCCTTGTTGTAGAGAACGGTGCCGTCCTCCCGAAGCTCATAGATCAGCTTCGGGTTGCCTTCGTCGTCAGCAACCGAATACTCACACTCAACGATTAGGCGCTCCCGAAGCGGTCGCAAGAAGACAAACGCCCCGCCTATCGGGTTGCAAGCGATGTCGATTCGATCCGTCGTGATCATCTGTTCAACGAAGTAAACAGGAATCCCCAAGGTGTAAGAGGCGGCTGTCCCGCCTTCTTCGGTCTCCCCTTCCGCAACCATCTGCGGTCCACGGGCGTCCATGTCTGCTTTGGAGAAGTTCAAGTAGCCTGTCACGGGATGGAACTCTGCGTGACCTGGAGCCAACTGCTCTGGGGGCATCCACGATCCGATCACATACACAACAGCCGACGCATAGGAAGACAGTAGTGATGTTCCGAAGCGGAGCTTCCGTGTGTTTGGGTTGTACGCAACGGCGGAACCAGCACCGGGGTTATCCCATTCGTCGCTGCTCTCATCCGTCACAGCTATCAAGAGACCCGACTCGAAGGTGAAAGCGGCGGTCCCAAGTTGGACATAAAAAGCCTGGGCTTCGATCCGCCCATCCGTGAAACCCTCCTGGGGGGTCGCAGGATGCACACCGGGAATCATCAGCGTGTTGTTGCCGACCACACCCAGTTCTTCAGAGGGCAGACGCTTTAGCTCTACCACGTTCGATCCATCTTCGGCTTCGTGATCCAACCCAAACCGAAGGCTAATCAACCGTTCGCTAATCAAAGCGTCTGAAACAATAGCTTGTAAACGAGTCTCTTCTTGAGTCGCAAATCTTGGGACATTCCCAAGCGGGGCCAACGTGCGGATCTTGAAAGGCTCTTCGGGAAGATGGGTCCACTGCGTAAACAAAGCGTCGGCTACAACAGCCGGGTCATACTCCGAGTCGAGCATCCCGTCGTATATCTCCCACGGAACCTTGTAGTCCCCATCTTGACCCGCCGAAGTGGGGAAAGGTGGCGTCACGACCAAAGTGTGCTCGTCTACAACCTCTATGACTTCGTACCAGCCAAGGGCATCACCAGACAGGATCTTGAGTTTGTAGCCTGGGAGAACTGGTCCTGGTTCCTCGAAGGGTTCTGGATCATCGCTTGTTCCGACTTCCTCGTCTTCGCCTGCTTCTTGGATGGTGGTCTCCACCATCATAAGGAAGTTGTCGTCTTGGGCAGCGAAGGTGTTTGTGAACCCCGTCTCGCCCTCAATGAACTCGCCCTGGCCGCCCGTGCCGACATAGCTCCCAACCCGGTCGATGAGCATAGCTACACCGGGATTGCCGCCATCCAACATGAGGTACTCATCATCCTGCACCTTTAGCTCGAAGGAACCGCCCTCTTCAGCTACAAACAACCCCATGTTGGGGTTAGGCTCACAACCCAACAGGCTCTCTGGGATGATTGACTGCTTCCCCAACGGGAGTCCCCGTAATGGGGCCTCTACTGATTCAACGATGTCCTCTTTCTCAAGCCACAGAAAGGCGTTCTCTCCGAAGACATAGAAGACATCAATCAGTTGCCTCAAGAACCGAACCTGACTCTGTTCACCACCCCCAACTTTGATGGTGTTTTGGGTCTGGAAGAAGACCCCTTCCCCATAGCCAGGAATGTCCTCCAATGGAGGATAATCAACCAGCATGACAGGATAAGGTTGGACCCCGCCTTGAGGGGAGATCTTGTGGTTCTTCACCCGATACTGGTGGATAAAGTCAGGCCGTTCAGAAGACCGGTCTCGGTTGAAAGGGCTGCGCTCCAGCCCAAAGGAGATTCCAGAGTCAGATAGCCAGTTGTCCCGCCCATCCTCGGCGTACCACCCAGGAAGGAGCCCCAAAGCAGCACAAGCATCGAGGTCTTTAGTGCCGTTTGGTCCCCATCCAATCTCGATTCTATCGTAACCAGACAAGATGATGTAGCCGCCGACATCTTCCACGTTAGCAGCAAGCGCCCCGACCTCGGCACCCCCGACGAAGGCTCCCGTCTGGTTCAACACACAATCGATCTCATCTTGGAGTGTCGTGATGGAATCCCCTGCCGGGGTCGTATAGCCTTCATCGGCTGCGGAAGCCTTGAGAGACTCCACCACCTCCAAGATATCGAACGTCCCATCCCCTAAAGCATGGGCGTCCCAGGTATAGGGTGTCCCGTTGACGGCGAAGCGGAGGATCTCGGTCCCTACAAATGTAAACTCGTCACGGACCTTGGAAGTAAGCCGAGCCCTATATGTATAGGTTGAGGGCTTGAACAAGCTCTGCTGGAAGTAAACGAGTCCGGTCACTGCCGACCCAGGAGCCAACCAGTCGTTTAGCTCTGTGGCGATTCGCTTCCGTTCCTTACGGGGAAGCATGACCGCTGACCCGAAGTTGCCATGCCCGTCGAGGTCCACATAGCCCGTCGTCTCGCCCATCCAGCCTTGGCCGTCTTCTTTCTCTGGAGACTTGGCAACGACACCACGCCCACCAGTGACATTCCAATCAAAGAAAGGTAGCTGGGAAACTGACAGGGCCTTGTCGGGCATAAAGAACCCGTTTGGATCGAAGGCATAGTCCCTCTCGTCCAAAGTAACGACAGCACCTCTGGACGAGAAGATGAATGAATCCCCAACCTCAACAGTTTCCACGCCAAGATGACGGACCTTGACGGACCGAACCAGACCGGAAACCGTCCAACCGGCGCTATTATCCCCTCCCTGACGTGTCCCAACCTTCCCGTCAGCGTCAAAGGTAGTCCCAGACCCATCGGGTACATGAAGCACCCCACTGACCCCAAGACCGTTCCCACCGAAGGGTTGTGCCGTCTGGACGTAAATGTCCTTGTTGTCACCCATGTCCCATCTACGAATGGGGGTGGCTGTGTCCTGATCAGCATCCTCTCCAAACCACATCATCTCGGAAGGGCTTTGGATGGGCTGGGAGATAGCGTTCATAGCAAGACCGTTGTAGTAAACGGTAGTGCCCAGATACAGGTAGTTGAAAAACTCGCTCTCGGGGTCGGGCCACCCGTACACCTCATCATGGAACTTCAGTTGTCCCGTGGTGAGAGAGACCCCAACCTCTGTCACCAACCCGATCTCCAAGTCGTAGAGATCGGCGTCTGTGTCTACGAGCACCGGGGTCAACGGGCGTCGAGAGCCAAAATGAATGAAAGGGTGGGTATCCGGTGGTGGGATCGGGGAGATGAACAAGGGGATCTTATTCGTCTCTGCCCCCTTGAGCTTCCCGACAAAGGCGTTCGCCTCCGTGTTGAAGCTCCGATAGGAATACCAAACAGATTGGCCGCCGTATTCCAAGACGAACTTCGGATTGAAGAACACCTCTCCCGTAGCAGCCCCAACGATCCCGGCAAGGGGCGGGTCGTAAGCAGAGAAGTTGAACTCTTCAGAGACATCCTCATCCAAGACAACCAACATGCCGTTGAACTCATGCTCGGCAAGCTCATCGGCCTCGGCAATCGGAGTTGAGCCGCTATTTGGGATTCTTCCAACCCGAACCATCGAATACTCGTCTGCCCCGGCCACCCCTGGTATCCCGGGCAAGTATTCACCGACCTGTACGCCAGAAGGCGGGGGGATCAAGGCATAGGTAGTCTCAACGGCAAGAGCGCCTACCTTGACGATGCCTGTGCCCTTGAGGGGTCGAAACTTGCGGTACTTGAAGTCGTATCCGAACCGGGTCTCATAAGGATCATTACGAGTCCACCAGAACCGAGAAGGAGCGATGAAGTACATGACCCGACTAACCGAATCGCCTCGCTTGAAAGAAAAACCGCCGCCGAGTCCAGGGCTACCCTGCTGATCAGCCCCGAACGCCGCTGCGATATCGTCCAGAAGGGCATCTTCAGTAACGGCTCCCCGAGCGTAGTCATCATGGATCTGGGTGTCATAAGACACCCCCAACTTATCTGCCTTGATAGTAACGATTCCGGCGTCTGGATCAACCGACTCAAACGCCTCATAGATATTGGTTAGGTCGCCCTCTTCTGCACTTTCTAATGACTTGGTGTCAGCATTGAGCCCAGCCCAGAACATGAAAACATGCCCGGTATCTCCCCGGGTCACCCTCACGCCGACAATGCCAGATATAGAACGGTCGCCCTTGTCTGAAACGATAATGCTACGAGAGGCGTCTTTCCGACGAAAGAGAGAAAGGTCCGCAGTTGAGCGGCCCTCTTCATGGAACACGGTCCTAATCAGAGAGGCTGCTGGTTCTCCATCGTTTAGATCACCCGGCCAACCCCTTTTCTGGGCGACCACATGAAGACCCGAACCATTTGCGAGGATACCGGTCCCACCTTCTTCCACCCACGGATCAACAACTCCCGACGCATTTACAGGGTTATTCTCATCTCCGGTGATGATAGCCATCGAAGAAGAGTTCGCCGCCCAGATGATGTATTCGGTGGTTCCTTCAGCGGGGGCGTTCAAGATGGAGGTTCGATACTGGTCAGCGTCAAGCTCAACCAAAGCGGGAGCTTCACCGTTGTCGCTGTTCAGTGTGTATGCGGGTCTGCCAAGCGAAGAAGACTCCACATGAGGGACGGCCTTCACATCACGCACTACGCCATTGGAGGCAAGCCCCGTTGTCGATGCGTTGGAGTCCGCAGAAGTCGCACCACGGAGCACATATCCAGAGAAATCAAATCCCATCTATCAGCCACCATCTAAAGCACAGTTGAAGTTGAAGCCCCGCCCCCAGGCCAGGGGGCAACCGGACCTTTCGGGGTGACGGCCCCTATACCGATACCCGTCAACGTCTGGACGCTTGCACCAGAAGCCAGGGCGCTCGCAAGACTCGTCATACACACTCCATAGATCTGCCCGCTGCCCCACTCCACAATGATCCTCCCCGCCAACGTGGTTGGATCTGCCAGTGTCACCTTACCCAAGTCCACACCAGTTGCGACCCCGATGGAGTCTCCTTTGTAGAGACCTGTCGTCGAGGCTCCTGCAACAACTCCGAGCGAGCAGATGCTTGCCAGCGTTTGAGCTTGAATCCCCGTGATCGAAAAGGCAGACAAGAAGCTCATATAGGCTCCGGTGGCGGGGGAGATGATGAGCTTCCCCGTCACCTGTCCGGTTCCCATCAGCCCAATGACAGCGCCGGTAAGTCGAACAGAAGTACCCTGACCAAGCCACCAGTTCACCGCTCGCCCAAAGGCGCTGGTGAAAGAAACGCCTGCTGATCCAGTCCAAGAGTAAGCAGTGCCAGTGCCAGCACAAGCGAGAGGTAGCCCTATCGTTGAAACACTCATCCTGCTGACGCTCCAACCCTAATAGTGATGGTCATCGAACCCATTTTTCCACACATAATACTACCCAAGGGCTGCCCAATAATGGGGTGGATGTGGCCGGAACAGATGACCCCGCCACTATCAAGAGGGCTTCCGGGGGCTGACATAGCAATCGTATTGCCCTCAACGGCACACTGCCCCAAGGCAGCGATGGTCGTCTTTGTCTTACTCCCGACCTTGGCGGAACCTACCGTTGAAGTCATCTTCACAGAACCGACCTGCATCTCGGCCATGAATCCAATAGTGGCCCCAAAAGTCACTTGGTTGAGCCCAGGAATATCCTTGCTGGTCGTGTTAGCGTCCCAAGTGACCTTGCCAGTCTTGCAGATCGTCTTCTCGGCCCCAATGTTGTAGACCGATTCTCGGTCCCCATAGTCGTAGGAGGTCCGTTTGCCGCCATTGGCGTACTCCACTTCATCGACAACCTCATAGAAACAGACGCCATTGGAGATGGGGCCTCCTGCGGTGAAGCTCGTATGACGCATAGGAAGCTCGGTGATCCGATCTCCATTAGCTCCCGAGTATTTTTGGGTCTCCCGCCCCATCGCAACGTGTTGGACCTCATTTGCACGGAGGATAATGGTCCCATCCCCTGCGTTGAGGTTGATCTGCTGACCGGGTGAGTTCAGAGAGATCCCAGACTTCGCAGTGATGGTAGCGGAACCGCCTGCCCCGATAAGAACCCCCTCTTCTGACTCCATGTGAAGCTCTTGGCCCTTGAGAAGCATACTCGGGATGGCCTTTGGGGCACCGGCTGCCATCGGGCTATCGCTTTCTGGTTCTTGGAGTGCTTTGACTGCCCTAACGCCTTCGATTTTCCCGCCAGACTCAATGACAACTGCGCCTGCCGCCGACCCGAGTCGAAGCCCTACGTTCTCGCCATCTGTCCCAGGTCCAGAAGATAAATCGAGAGGCCCCACAACTGAAAGATTCAAGCCTGCGGTATCAAATCGAGTCGTCCCGGCAACAGACACTTCGACACTGTTGGTTCCCTCTGGACCCCCAATCCTGGCCTTGAATCGACCGTCCTTCGTGAAAGATGTCCATGAACTTCCAGAGTGCTGTGACTTATCCCCGGGAGCTACTGGGTGTACCCGAAACAACGTGGCCGCTTGTTCACCGAGTTCAAAGCCAGCAGCCGAAGAAATCGAAGGAGTAGCAGTCGGCCCGTCAAACACCACTGGCCTCAACGGAACCCCGTACAAAGCACGGTCTGCATTGAAGGCGTTGTTCCCGACCACGGTCCCTAATGCAAACTCAATGAAAGCCTGCCCACGGTTACCCGACATTCGGTCAAGATCAACCCCTTCTGTCTGTTCTGAAACCGGAAGTATCCCATCCGTCGTGTGGTCTACTTCAATACGATACTCGGAGAACGCCTTGGCACCTGTTAGCTCTGCATTATTGGTGTACCCTTGTTCGTTATAGGCGACCCGAAAGATGGGCTTGCCCCCATAAACGGCTTTTTTGTCGGGGTCAGTCCCAGTCTTCCCCTTTATGGACGCCAAAATCGGTTCAAACCGTACATTAGGCGGTCGAGGCATACGCAAGAAATCAATGGCGGCATCGGGAGCACCTATTGCCGAACCTGCCATCCAAGGTTCACCCCCACCGCTCTGGTCTTTACCCATCATTGTCTGGTCGGTGGCCCAGCCCCTCGAATGGAACACGGCAGATTGAAGAAGGTGGGCATCTCGTTGGATCATGCCCGCATAGACCCGTGCCCCTGACATGACATGAAACTGTTGCTGTGACCGAACAACAAAGGCTTGGTCTTGGTCTCTCAACCGTAGCTCATTCGCCTTACGGTTCGTAATGTAAACCCCTTCATTCAACAGGATGTCTGACCCTTTGGAAGAGCTTGCTCCAATATCCCCAGGTCGTAGGTGCATCCTCTTGTGTCGAGTACGGGCGAACTGCCCCTCGACCATCGCCGCTCCCCGTGGTCCCATCCTTTCTTCGTCGGCGGTGAAGGGAGAGGTAATAACCCAGTCGTGTCCAAGCCAAGCCCCGGGTGGAATCCAAGCCAGGATTACTGGTGTTTTGGTTCCTTCATTATCTCTCGGTCCGGCACCCCCGCTCTCTTGGGGCATCCAACCAACCACGCAGTTGTCTCCAACCTCTGGCATTGATCCAAAGAAATGTCGTGCCCCAGCCCCAGGAAAAGTGATTGGAACAGGAACACGTTGATTCTGAAAGTCGTCCCCAATGACAATACGAAGCGTAACGAAAAACTCTTCGTAGTTGACGTTGACAACTTGACCCACCCCCAAATGGGGGTTTCGACTCGGTTGTGCCTCTTGGAGCTTCTTACGGGCCTTTGCTTGTTGAAGCTGGTGATGCCCCTGGTAAGAAGTAAAAGTAGAAAATCCAGAAAATGGTGATGTTGCAAACATGCTAATCCTCGGTGTCCCAGTCAAAGGTCTTTACAGCTTCAGACGCCGCTTTCTCATTATCAACGGCTTGGTCAAAAGCGGCACCTGCGGCCTGCGTACCGGCAACGGATTTATTGATAGTGTCTTGGAAGTCACCCCAGGCATCACTGAAGGGACCATTGTCTCCAGATAAGTTCTCACTCACGTAGCCACGAATCGCTGCTTGGTAATCTTGCCACAGAGGGGTCTTGCTCCCCTGTTCGAGAACTTGTCCAACTGAAGGGGCATCCAACAAAGGCTTACCGTCAGAGCCGAAGTCAAGCTCGGAGAAAGCCTCCGCCATGCCCATGTCCTGCTGGGCAAGCACGTTGGCGAAGTCTGTGCTGAAGGCACGCATCGCCACAGACGACTCGGCACCTCGATGGGCGCTGGCTGGTGGCAGATCGTCAACAATAGAACCAAGGTCTGCTAACGAATAGGCGGCGTTCTCTACGACGAGCTTTTGGGTGCCCTCAAACTGCTTATTAGCCAACCAGTTCTGGAAGTTGAGGTCGAAATGGTCAGCCTCGGTATCCCATTGACCAAGCCCATAATCAATGATCTCCTGTGCGGAGAAGTTGTTAGCCAGAGCTACTTCCAAGTTGTAGATCGACTGCTCCTGGCCGCTCATCGATGAGTAGTTAGCAATCTGGTCTGTCACCACACGACTCGAATCGGCAATCACCGCTTGTTCGTCAGGGTTGTGGGTGCCTGACACCAAAGACTGCACAAAGTCGTCAACGTACTTCTTGTCGATAGCACTTGTAGGATCGACCTTTTGCATGTTTTGCATGGGGTTGTCAGCGAGGATGTCCAATCCACGGCCATAACGATAGTTTCCAACCACCGTGTAGCCTTTGGCATCGCTGACAGGAAACACTGGAGCTTGCGTCTCAACAGTCTTCCAAGAATCCGTCACATAGTCTTGGCGCACCGTCGAGTTGACGGAAATATCAAAAACATCTGACATGATCCTGTTGACACCAGAAAAGACCCTCGAACCCGACCTCTTGGCTTTCTTCCAGATGTTGTAAACCCCCGCCGCATACTGCTGAATGGCACCCCTCTGGAAAGCCTCAAAGACCTCTTGTCTATTGTACGGGGCGACCGCAAGCCCCCTTGACATGATGAGGCCCAATGTCATGCCCCATGTTTTGTCCCCCGCTATCTGACCCCAAGCGACGTTCGGCCACATCTCGCTATCTGTCTCGGTACCGAACAGCGAATAAGCGTAACCCTCGGTGCCTTGAAATCGAGCAGAGAGGTTCATTATATCCTCGTTGTTGAGATTGCCGACTCTTACGCTATTCGCTGGGAAGTGTGATGCGCCATGAATATACCAACCGGGTTGATGGATTTGACAACACCTGTCGGGGTATTTTGGCTCGAAAGCTATCTTGCGGAAGGGGGCGTTGCTGCCTGTGTAATGCTTGGATTGCAACGCAGCTTTTCCAGTCTGACCGTTCTCAAAACCAAAGTCCCAATGCCAGCAAAAAACTTGCTTCATGGTCATGTTGACAGGAATAGCCACAGGGCAGGCGTTATCATCGAGAAAGGTTGCTCCGCCCCGTAAGCCCCATGTGGGAAGTCCGCAGTTGTTAGCGCCCCAGGAGGTGATCAGCCCGGGTTGGCCCATCGACCAGGACTGTACAAGCGAATAGGCTGGCTTGGAGACGTATGCCCAAGCGGTCATCTGGTCGTTACTGGAACTGCCCCTATACATACAGAGTTTTGGAACCTGCATCCCAGCACCGCTGTCCCATGCCCTATCCGGCGATGACTTTGACCCTTGGAACGTCCATTTGTCCGGCTTCTCCGATGCCCGGTCGAACATGGCGGAGTCGTCGTGATCCAGGATGAGTTCGTTGAGTGTGTGCCACAAACACATGGGCCGAAGCCAGATACTTCCCGTTCCATTCACCCCGGCATCTTCGAGTTGATAACGGTAGGCAGGGTTAGTTGTCGAGGTGCCGCCTGTGTCTCCAAAAATCAGATGTCGAACTTGTGCATATGCACAACTTATCCTTCCCTTGTTCCCGGCGGCCCCCTTAGCCATCGCTGTCGATCCTTCTGGCTTGCCGCCCCGCCAATCAGCATCGGGGATTGTGGCGGGCCAATATCCACTGGTCCCCCAATCGTCAGCACGCTGGCCCCCAGCCGAAGTGTGGGCCCACATCTGCGTAATGGCGTTTACAAGCTGCTGAAAAGTGATATTTGCTGATTGATTGACCCTGACCCCTTGTCTCTCGACACGGAACTTCTTTTTGACCTTATGGATCGAGAACATTAGCTGATGGATGTCTTCGGTTGCCATCACCTCCCGAGTGCCAGGATGTCTTTCGACATACAAGCCCTTGAAGATGGTTCCACTGCCCAATGCTGCTTCGGGGGGCATTAGCTCCCGTGAAGGCGTCGTGATCCTTGCACCTGTTAGCCATTGGGTATTCGTAGCTTGATTGAGATTCCCCCCTGCTCCAGTTAGACTTCGGTCTGCCAAGGGGGCGGCGGTCCCTACTGGGGGGATAAGATCCCAAGCGTCACCTTGATCATCAGCCGTGGGGGCCGCTGATGAGTAATACCGATACTGTCCAGGGAGTTCCCCATTCGTGAAGATAGCCTTCTTGTTGCTGATCAAATCCAACAGGTTGGAAGAGCTATCCAGATCGTTCCAACCGGAACGTGCAGCTTCCCCTCTACTGAAGTGCTGGCTTGCCAGCTTGATGATATCCGATAGCATCTGTTGTTCAGCCGTTGCAGTCGCACCTGTCAACTTGGAGGTGATATGAGCCTCTTGAGAAGCTGCATACTGGGACTGTAATGCTGTATGTTCAGCATCCAGCTTTATCCAATCGGCAGAGAGTTCGGCGAGATCCTGTTCCAAGCCGCTCCGAGTCGCAAAGTTAGCGTGGTCGTTGAGCGTCCCCTGCGTGGGCTTACCACGCACCGGGGCTGGGGCTATCCCCATCGGGGTAGACTTCATAGTCTTCTTGAGTTTGGCTTGGCTTGTCTTATTCGCCGCCATTTGGGCTGAAAGATCTCGGATTGATGCAGCAGAAGAAGCAGCAGCCGGGGCTGATGTGCTCAAAATCTCTTCACGCTCTGCCGCAACATTAGAAAGCTCGACGGTTCCACCGACACTTCCCGTGGTGTAGCCACCAAGCTGGCCGTCTGAACGAACCTCACCACGGGCGGAACCTTCTGGATCAATGGTGATATAAGTAGTCGTGATGTTGGTCCCCTCGCCCGTCGTATACTTGAACTCTCCCTTCGCCTTATCAGCGGGCGAGGTACACTCCGTAACTACCTGATTCATTTTGGAGGCAGCCCTCAACAAAGAACGAAGAGTGTCAGGTTGAGACAAGGCTTCCCCATCAACCCCAGTGATGAAGAACATTGGGTTGAGAGCAGTGGGGTCGAGTGCCATCACAACATTCGGATACCCCTTGATTCGATGAATATACTCCCCGTCTATCTGCTCATAAACCGACAAAGGCTTCGGGGGGCGAAGCATGTCCTCTAATCTAATCGCATCGATACCCTCCATGTCAGTACGACCGGGAGCGAAAAACTTTGCCCGCTTACCGATCAACTGAAGAGCCGTAGTACATTGACCCCCGGCTTGGTAGGCATGAGCGAACGAGTTGCAGTAGTAAAAGGCGTCCAAGTGGGCGATGTAGATCGGATAACCGGGACGAAGCTCTGGACGTAAAGGAATCGTCACACTGCCAGAGTTTACACCGACATTCAGAATGTCCGTGCGGTTGACGGCTGCGAAGAACATCTGTCTTGGATCATTGAAGTAAGCGGTCTCGAACGACCCGGGACGCCATCCAAACTGCGCTACGAGCTTGTAATCAATGAACGTCCCTTGAACACCCCACTCATTATCCAACCCCGTACCTGCGATGTTGGCGAAATGAGAGCCCTTGACCGTCATGTATGTGCAGTCGGGTTCCTTCTCTGACCAGTTACAACTAATGAGGTCGATATCCTCGACCCGATAGATGCGGCTGGAAGATGTGTCGAGGTTATACATTGGAGGCTTGAAGACGAAATCTCCATCTACATCTTGGAAGAACTCAAAGCCCGTGACCTCACAGACCTTGTTGATAATATCGAGCTTGGACTCATAAGCCGACTCGAACATATTGATCTGCCCAAGCTGCCCAAGGTCTTTGACGAACGCCTGCATCTCAAACATATTGAGTTCAACGTCATCTTTTTCGAGATTGCCATCGGAATCCGCGTCTTGTGGTCCGGCCTGCCCCCAGTTAGCCTCACCCATCGCCGAGTGCGTACCCCCTGCATCAAGACCGCATTTCGTTCGAGCGATCTGGGCTGTCCTCCGGTCTCCTTGGACCAAACCCAAAGCAACTGCTTGATCGAAGATGCTGGATACTTGACTCCTGGCTTGGGCTGACCCCTCGATTCCTGGGTATCGAGACTTGAACAAGTTGTTGGCATTCGCCGTAGAAAGCCGTCCAAGGAACGCTGCTTGAACAGTGTTATACATCGCCCCAGATACCCCGTGCATCCGAAGGCCGATCATCCTCTGTTGGAAACGCTGCTCCCAATACTTGATGTTCAACGAGAACAAAGACTCCTGCCCGTCGATCTTTGCGTCTACGTTGGTCTGCTGCCTAATGGCATGGGTAACACCGCCCGCAGCGCCCGCCGTATCGTGGAACAACGTGTAGATGATCTGATACGGGTGCATCCCCGTGAAGTTATGCCCCAGTAGGCTGTAGTTGAGCTTGGAGTTGGTAGGGCGAGCGCCGAAGAAAGAAGCGTTCGTACTCATGTTCTGGTACTCCCAGAAATGAAGCATCGAAGCACAGTTCAAGCTGGCCGTCTGAAACCCACCCGAAAACTGAAAGTCAACCTGGGTCACGACCCCGTGGAAGACATGATAGTAGGGGTAAGAAAAGAGATCGTCGTATGCGTCCTTGGTGTGAAGCCCCTTTACAGACTCGTCAATAATGGCGTTGTCAATAACAGACCCTTCGGAGGTCGCCTGTGCCGCCGATGAGGATATCGCTTGATGTCGGGCGCTATCGTCCCAAGAAATGCTGTCGTCACCATCCAAACGAGCTTGGTAGATAGAAAATGCTGATGGAACGCCGTTGAACTTCCCGGCTGCGGCTAACAGTCGTACCCGCTCGACCTCTGCAATCAACTCGTCGGGGTACATACTACGGAATCTGAACGTGCCGCCCGGTGCGTCATCTGGATTTCCAGTGAACGTGATCCCACGCCCGCCGGACTCCCCTTTAGAAATATACCAACCCGCAATGAAGTTCCCGGGATTGGTATCCCAACCCTCCCTGAAATCGTAATGTGGAATCTCCGATGAACCCTCCGCACCCGGTTCACTAAATGAGTTGTACCAACCGTTGCCGCCAGGAGGGATGAGCCCCTGCTCCTGCATAACGATTGCCGTTGCATAGGACGTGTAGTTGAACCGATCCCCGGCACTCGCCACATCTTCTGGCCTATTGTCCCGCCCTGGATCGGAAGGCGATCCCAAGAAGGTGCTACCGGAATAGAACTTCCAATCATGGGCCGTGCCCTCGGGATGCTCGCCCGTCGCCGTGTGTATGCTGTGCCCCCCTTCATGGGCGTTGAGAATGTTGGTCCTTGGGTTGTCGTGATGCGTAACACCTGCTTCTGGGGCAGAGACCTGCATCGCCAGCACCATCGCCTCGGCTACCGCTTGAGACTTGTCGGCATTTGTTGTGTTGTGTTCGTAAGCGGTAGTGGCCCGTGCAGCGGCATCGCCTTCTACCGGCACCGGGGTTGCTGAATCCCGTGTTGAGAGTTTTCGGTGGTCCGAAATGTCTTCCCCAGACGCATACCGATCATCGAGCGTATAGGTGTGGTCCGTTGGGACTGGTGGGGCAGCCGTAGCGGCTGCGGCTGCGGCTGCGGCTGCGGCTGCTATCTCTTCATCGGTCAGCTTGCTATACGTGTCATCGATCATAATCTGACCATCTTCAGTAGTCAGAGACCCATCAGCACCTATGATGTCAGCTTCGTTTCCGATATCTCGAAACAACCCACGAACAGGGAAATACCCTCTCATGTAAACG